CCAGACATCCAATGGACTAACATATGCGGTTGAAAAATTTAAATCATTCGACCTATCAGGACATGTCACCCTACGACGAGGAGAAAGGTCAAAGGTTGCAACATTGGCAGCCAAAATATTATAATGAAAGAAGAAATTAAAACAGAGGGGCTTGATGAGTGGGACAACCCGGAGCTAAGAGAAACAGTTGAGGGCGACAACGAATTAAAAATTTGGCTCGTAAACTACGTAGGCGAGAAGCATAATCCTGAAGATGGCAATGTAACTGTTGAGATGATAGTGGAGACTTTAGCAAAAGATTTTCCTGAATTTACCATGGCGGTCGCCGGTGAAAACTTTCTTCGCGGATACCACCAAGCCTTGTGTGATCTTGAATTAAATCAAAATGAAAATAAACATAACCAGACGACACCTTGAGATCTATATAACCGAAACTGCGACAAAGGCACTTCAAGCACATAAAGAGTTTACTCTATACGATGATGCAGTGGTCCTGGTTAAAGACCCGCTGCCAGAGGAGATTGACCTCCCATATTGTTTAGACAGGATTGAAAAAACAGTCCCACGACATTTCTCTTACGGACTTGACTCGGTATTTATAGGGACCTTTCCAGAGTTCAAGGAGAGACAGATAAATGCTTTCTATCGCGAAGGTGCGATATATATCTCAAATGATCAGGATGATAACGAAGATTTCATTGATGATATGGTACATGAGATATCCCACTTAGCAGAAAAAACATATGGTAGTGAGATCTATGGAGATCAGAAGATTGCTCGCGAGTTTTTAGGCAAAAGGCAAAGACTTTTCTACCTTCTAAAGGCAGAGGGCTTTCAAGTCCTTCCAAAAGATTTTATGGAGACAGAGTATTCACAGGACTTTGATATGTTCTTGTTTCAAGAGGTTGGGTACCCCTTGTTGACCCAGTTAACAATTGGATTGTTTTTGACCCCCTATAGTATCACGTCCTTGTCCGAATATTTTGCAGAGAGTTTTGAGTATTTCTTCTTAAAAGAAAGGGAGTATGTGAAGAAGCTCTCGCCGTCATGTTACATCAAGATAGATGAATTAGAGGAACTATAATGACACGAATTATTAGGTTAATGGAAAAAATAGCTATTGACATTTTTGAAGAAAGTGATAAAATAGTATGTGAGGTGGAGCTTCCAAAGAGAAATAGAGACTTTGACAAGACCTATAAAGTACGAACAAACAGCGTTATGGACCATCTACTAAATCATGGCTATGACATCGGAGAGCTTTTAGAAGAGACGTTTGTTACGAATTCAGATAAAAACTCTAAACACAAAGGTACTTGGGTTTTTAAGAAACGCCCTCCTAAAAGAGTCGCAAAACCTCGTGCTAAAAAAACAACTAATTCAAAAAAATAAAAATGCAACACATATCATTCTCTGAACTCAAGAACTGGGCGAAGTGCGCCTATTACCACAAGCTAGTAAATATCGACAAGCTCAAGGGCTTTGTCGGCAGCGAGCATACCGCCTTTGGTAGCGCTATTCACGAGGTCTGTGAACAGCGGGTCTTAGGCACACTGCCTGCAGGCAAGGAAAGCGAACTATTCACCAAGGCTTTTGAGAAAGAGATTGAGGGTCTTCTCATTGACGGGGTAGAGCTTAAACAATCACTCGTCACAGAAATGGAGACTCAGGGTAAAGAACTGGCTGGGATGCCTGTTCCTGCCCTGTCAGAGTATTTCGGGGACTATGAGGTGGTTTCGGCAGAGGAGAGGCTCTACGAGCCCATAGAGGGCGTGGAATACCTATTTAAGGGGTTCATTGACCTTGTGGTGAAGACTGCGGACGGTAAATATCATGTCATTGATTGGAAGACGACGTCTTGGGGATGGGACTCGCGCCGCCGCTCCGACCCGATGGTTACATATCAACTTACACTCTATAAGCATCACTTTGCTCGCAAGCACAATATCGACCCGAAGATGGTTGAAACCCATTTCGCTTTGATTAAACGAACAGCTAAAAAAGATCATGTTGAGATCTTCCGAGTCACCAGCGGACCAAGAAAAACTGAAAATGCCCTTAAATTATTGAACAAAGCCATATACAATATACAGAAAAAGAAGCATATCAAGAACCGACTGTCATGTCGGGGATGCGAGTTTCACAAAACTGAACATTGTAGGTAATAAATGACACAAGACAAAAAGACCATTATGGTCATCTCTGATCACCCCCTATCACCATCTGGGGTTGGCACACAAACTAAATATTTTATTGAGGCGATGCTTAAGACTGGTAAGTATCGCTTTATTTGTTTGGCTGGGGCGATTAAACATCAAAATTATTCTCCATCAATGGTGGAGCCATGGAATAACGATTTTATTGTATATCCAGTAGATGGATATGGAAATCCGGATATGGTTAGGTCCTTCTTGATCAACCATAAGCCGGATATTCTTTGGTTCATGACAGATCCGAGGTTTTACGGGTGGTTATGGGAAATGGAAAATGAAATTAGGTCGGTAGTGCCGATGGTCTATTATCATGTATGGGATAATTACCCTCATCCATACTTTAACAAAAGATGGTATGATTCTAATGATGTAATCGCATCAATCTCCAAAGTCACCAGCGATATTGTAAGAACAGTGTCGCCAGAAGTTGATGAGCATTACCTACCGCACGCTGTAGACACAGATATATTTAAAAAGTTATCGCCAGAAGATGTTGCTGGCTTTAAGAGATCAACTCTTATGGTCGACGACGACGATGATAGGATGATCTTCTTCTGGAACAATAGGAACGCGAGAAGAAAGCAAAGTGGTAGTCTTATCTGGTGGTTTAAGAGCTTTTTAGATGAAGTTGGACACGATAAGGCTCGCTTGATCATGCACACAGATCCAAAAGATCCACATGGACAAGATCTAGTTCATATTCTGCAAAGATTAAACTTAACCAATGGAGAGATTATGCTCTCTTCCCAGAAGATCCCACCAGATCATCTCGCGATGCTGTATAACATGGCAGACTGCACTATAAACATTTCAGATGCTGAGGGTTTCGGTCTCGCGACTTTTGAATCTTTGGCATGCGAAACTCCGATAATTGTCAATATGACAGGAGGCTTGCAGGAACAAGTAACAAATGGAGAGACCTGGTTTGGAATTGGAATTAAGCCGTCCTCGCAGTCTATCATCGGCTCACAGGAGGTTCCATATATCTATGAGGATAGAATATCAGAAAAGCAGTTTGTCGCTGCATTGAGGACATTTTATAATTTTTCCAAGGAAGAACGTCAACTTCTCGGCTCAGCGGGCAGAGAACACGTACTAAAAAACTATGGGTTCAAAGACTTTGGATCTAAATGGGAAAAGGTTATTGATGGCGTGGTAGAGAAATATGGATCTTGGGATACTAGAAAAAATTATAACACTTGGGAGATGATAGAACTAAAATGACAAAATCAATTCTTGTTAGAGGACCAGCTCTCTCACAGACTGGTTATGGGGAACAGTCTAGATTCGCGCTTAGGTCTTTGTTAACACGCCCAGACCTCTTTGATGTCTACCTTCATCCAACAAACTGGGGAAAGAGCAGCTGGCTCATGCCTAATGACCCAGATCGCGATTGGATTGATCAATTGATAAGAAAAACCATATCAGCAACTCAATCTGGAATACAGTTTGACGCATCTTTGCAGATTACGATTCCAAATGAATGGGAAAAGCTCGCGCCCATAAACATTGGATATACTGCAGGAATAGAGACAACCCGAATCGCTCCCCAGTGGATTGAAAAGTGCGCCTTAATGGATAAGATCGTAACGATTTCTAATTTTTCGCGGGAAGTAATCGTTAACACTGTCTTTAAGGCTAAGAATACCGAAACTGAAGAGATTGTAGATGTTAGTGTTCAAACACCAGTTGGAGTTGCACATTATCCGGTAAGAAGTTGTACAGCTGTTGATATCAATTTAAACCTAGAATATGATTTTAATTTTTTGGTCGTCGCCCAGTGGGGTATCAGAAAAAACCTAGAAAACACTGTTAGGTGGTGGATTGAAGAATTTAAAGATGATGAAGTGGGACTTGTTGTCAAAACAAACATCATGAAGAACTGTCATGTAGATAAACTTTTAACGCAGGATAAGTTAAATGAAATATTAAGAGATTATCCTGATAGAAAGTGTAAGGTCCACCTACTACATGGTTATATGACCCTTGAAGAGATGAATGGTCTATATCAAAATTCAAAAATTAAATGTATGGTTTCTTTGGCACACGGAGAAGGCTTTGGGCTACCTATTTTTGAAGCTGCATATAATGGGGTCTTGGTCGTGGCACCAAACTGGAGCGGTCATCTAGACTTTCTGGTTGCACCCAGAAAAGTTAAGAGAAAAGGAAAGAGTGTAAAGAAAACTCTTCCCTGCTTCTTGCCCGTTGACTATGATTTATCCCCGATTCAACCAGAAGCAGTCTGGGGTGGTGTTTTGGATGAAAATGCGATGTGGAGTTACGCCAAGGAGGTCAGTTATAAGAAGAAAATTAGGGATGCTGTGGTCAATTATCGCCGACATGTAAAGATGGCTAATGCACTACAGAAACACATTAAAGAAAACTTTAGCGAAGACGGTATGTATAAGAATTTTGTAGATTTAGTATCAACTGAATTTTCCTTTACCTCTGACCAGAGAGAAATAGATGACATGTTTGCATCCCTAATGAGTGGTGAGTAATGATTATTTGCGTGTCTGACGCCTTTGCTGAAGATTACGTCGGTGGAGCAGAACTCACGACCCAGGCTATTTTAGATGGGGGTCTCCTGCCTATCATAAAGGTACGATCTCACGAACTCAATAAGAATATAGTTGAACTACATTCGAACAAGTTTTGGATTTTTGGAAATATTGCAAATTTATCAACTGATTTGTTGATGTTTTGTGCAAAAACCTTAAATTATTGTGCAGTGGAATACGACTATAAATATTGTAAGTATAGATCACCCGAAAAACATGTTGTGGCGGAGGGGTCTTGCGATTGTGAAAATAGCCCACGAGGTAAAGTTGTATCAATATTTTTTGCAAAAGCAAAAAATCTATGGTTTATGTCAACGGGTCAGCGCGATAGATATTTGAGCAAATATCCCTTTTTGCAAAAAAATGGCACCAAGGTTCTTAGTTCCGTATTTAACTCAATGACCTTAGATTATATACAAAATTTGGACACCTCAAACAAGGAAGATGTGTGGCTTATTCAAGACTCACCATCTTGGATTAAGGGCACCCAAGACTCCATACAGTATGCAAAAAGTAACAATTTAAATTTTGAAGTCTTCAAGGGTCTAAACTACCAAGAGATGTTAAACAAGTTTGCCAAGTCGCGAGGGTTTATATTTCTCCCCCGAGGTGCAGACACATGCCCAAGAACTGCTATTGAAGCTAAATTGTTAGGCTGTGAGACTATTTTTAATGATAATGTGCAGCACAAAGACGAAGAGTGGTTTAATGGCGATGTAAAGAAGACTTGGAACTATCTTCGGTCTAGGACGAATGAATTTTGGAACGAAACAATCACCAATTCACACCTACCAGTGCCAAAAAAACAACAAAAGGCAAATGAAAACACCCACTTCAAGGTTATAATACCAGTTTATAACTCTGAGGGATGGATTGCCCAAGCAGTAGAGAGCGTAAAGGCACAAAATTATAGCAATTTCTCTTGCTTCATCGGCGATGACATCTCCACAGATGGCACTTACGAAAGGTGCCTGCAGGCTATCTCACATCTTGAAAATTTTCATGCCGTCCAGAACAAAGAAAAGAAATACGCACTTCAAAACATATATGACCTAATTGTACAATCAGACCCAAACCCCGAAGATGTTATTGTAGTATTAGATGGCGACGACTGGCTATCAAGCAGAAACGTGCTTTCTAGATTAAATGAATATTACAACGATGGCTGCATGTTAACATACGGAAGTTTTGTGGAATTTCCTAGGGCAACAATCGGAGCAGAAGCTAGTGAGTACCCTAAGCATGTGATAGAAAGTAACTCTTTCAGAGAGGATACCTGGAGAGCATCACATTTGAAGACATACCGATATTCACTGTGGAGAGATGTTGACCCCGAGGATCTTAAGGACGATGATGGCAAGTTCTTTGAGATGACCTATGATCAAGCCATGATGTTCCCCATGTTGGAGATGGCTGGGGATAAGGCGATGTACGTTCCCGAGGTAACCTATGTCTATAATACACAAAACCCTAACGCGATAAACAAAACAAAAGCACAAAAGCAACATGATCTTATGAAGAAGATAAGAAAAAAGAAAAAGTACGCAAGGAAGTATTAATATGAATGTGCATTTTGAGAATGTTAATTTAAGTAGCACCTCCGGTCCCAATCATTTTGCTGGCAAAATTTTAAGATATCTACAAAGTCTAGACGTCACCTTCCAACAAGACAGGTTTCCAGATGCTAGGCTTTGTTTTATTGAGTCATATAGGGGAAACTTTGATGAGGTTCCCCTAGTTCAAAGATTAGATGGGATCTATTTCAATAGTTCTCAAGATTATCTACTTCAAAATACTAACATACAGAGGACCTACAACAATGCAAACGGCGTGGTGTTTCAATCTGACTTTAATAGAAAATTGATAACAAAGTATTTTGGAGGACATAAGAGCTATAGGGTTATTCACAATGGTGCTGATGTTGAATATATCAGCCAAGTCGAGCCTATTCAGGGCGACATATTGGACAAGTATGACACACTTTGGTGCTGCGCAGCCTCCTGGAGACCTCACAAAAGACTAAATGAAAATATTAGATATTTTCTTGAGCACGCGGGCGAAAAGGATTGCCTAATTGTGGCTGGACAGATAACGGAAGATCCAATCATAAACGATAGAGTGTATTACGTTGGCAATATAGGTGTACATGATCTAACTTCTATCTATAAAAGGTCAAAATATTTCCTACACTTAGCGTGGCTGGATCACTGTCCAAATGTAGTTGTTGACGCGAGAGCTGCCGGATGTACTGTGATTTGCACGTCTGCTGGCGGCACAAAAGAAATTGCTGGTCCCGACTCAATCATTATTGAAGAAGAGGAATGGGATTTTAACCCTGTTGAGCTTTATAAGCCTCCCGTCCTAAATTTTGAAAACAAAGTGAACAATGTGTGGAACAAGCTAGATGATGTTGGCATGCATGGTGTTGCAAAAAAATATAAGAAGTTTTTAACGGAGATTGTAAGCCAATGAACATAAAATTATTAGACTTAACCAGACAGTATAAGGACCTAAAGAGCGAGCTACTGCCAGTCGTAGAATCAATTATGGAAACACAAATGTTCGTCAATGGACCAGTGGTTCAGGAGTTTGAACAAAATTTTGCAAAATACTGCGGCACGAAGTTTGCTGTTGGTTGCAGTTCTGGCACTGACGCCCTTATTATGTCTTTAGTCGCTCTAGATATTGGTCCTGGTGACGAAGTAATCACAGTTCCTTTTACCTTTTTTGCCACAGTGGAGGCGATCATAAGAAGAGGCGCCACACCAGTTTTTGTTGATATTTGTGAAAAGACATTTAACATTGACACAACAAAAATAGAAAATGCCATCACTGATAAGACAAAGGCAATCATACCTGTTCACCTATTTGGACAATGTGCAAACATGGACGCAATCCTTGATATAGCCAATAGGCACGACCTGGACATTATTGAGGATGCCGCGCAGGCAGTTGGGGCAATTTGGAACGATAGGCGCGCTGGATCCATGGGGACTCTGGGTTGCTTTAGTTTTTTCCCTGCAAAGAATCTAGGGGCTTTTGGTGATGGAGGAATGGTTACTACTAATGATGAGGTTCTATATAACAAGATGTTGCGCACACGACAGCACGGCATTGATATGAGCAACCCCTATCACTATGATCACATTGGGGGCAACTTTAGACTAGATGCACTCCAGGCTGGTATTTTGAATGTTAAGCTAAAGTATATTGACGAGTGGAGTGATCGTCGCGCAAATAACGCCTCTTTTTACAATGAACATCTCAATAGGTTTTCAAATATTGCAACTCCACATAAATTAGCAGAGTGTCGACATGTATATAATCAGTATGTCATAAGGGTAGAAGATAGAGACACAATGAAAAAACTATTGACAGACAAGGGTATTGGCTGCGCTGTTTATTATCCATATCCGATACATACACAACCTTGTGTTTCTAGCCTTGGATATACCCAGGGAGATTTTCCTGTGTGCGAAAAAGCTTGCAATGAAGTCTTAGCCCTGCCAATATATCCAGACTTAAAACAAGAAGAGCTTTTACATGTTGTTAAGGAGCTAGTATCGCTATGAGGTCAGGATTAGTTGGACTTGGTTCAATGGGTCAAAAGCACTATAGAGTTATGGCAAATTCAGAATTAGTTGATTTGGTAGCCGTCGTAGATTGTGACCAAAAGAGCTTAGAAGGATCCAGTGTTAACTTCTATACAGATGTTGATCAAATGCTTAATAAGGAAAAATTAGATTTTGTCGTTGTCGCGACCCCAACTTCTACGCACTCGGCTATTGCAACAAAGGTTTTAAGTCGGGGTTTTAATCTTTTCGTTGAGAAGCCTATCGCACACAATGTAGATGAAGCGAAAAGAATGCATTCCCTCTCGGAAAAGAACAATTGCCTAGCAGCAGTTGGACACATTGAAAGATTTAACCCGGCGATCCAAGCCATCCTTCCAGAATTAGAGGGTCAAAATATATTGCACTGCGCTACAACTAGGATGAGCCCTTATCCCGGCAGGATTATGGATGTTGGTGTTAAGCTAGATTTGGGGATTCACGACATGGATCTAGTTCGCCTACTAACACAAAAGCAAATCTCAAGCTGCACACAAGCTTCTAGTAATAACGTTACTGATAATGAAGATACTGCTGCGTTTATGGTTAAATTTGAAGATGGCACTTGTGCTAATATGCTCACTAGCTGGATGCTACCATTCCGAGAAAGAAAGATTAAGATTCTAACAGAAACATGCTATTATGAGGTTGATCTGTTGAACCTTAGTGCAATAAAATACGAGAGTATTGACAACTCAAGCTACAAGACACAGCCTTTGTACGTTAAGAGGGAAGATGCCTTGGATAGTCAGCTATCTTCTTTTGTTAATTATATAAAAACAGGACATAAAGGCGCCCTGTGTGGTTTAGAGGACGCGACACTAGCACTAAGTTATTTAAATCAAGGAGGCTAGTTTGAAAGCGTGTATTACTGTTATCTCTTCTAGGGTGAAGTGTATTAAGCCCTGTTTACAATCTCTCTGGGAAAAGTTCAATCACAAACACGACTACCCAGTTTATGTTTTTTATTTTGACGACATTTATGACTCTCCCGAGCTGCAAAGTCAAATTGTTGGAGATACGGGTCAAAATGTGTTATTTAGATCACTACCCTACAAGACACCTGAGCATCTAAAAGAGGACGAGCTTTTCTATAATAGAAATGAAATTTGGTATTCTAGGACACAATTTCCCCCATCAAGAAAGGGGTACCTCCATATGTGCCACTTCATGAGTAATTTTTATGGATACCCCAATACTGATTTTGAAGAATTTGATTATGCTATGAGCATTGATGACGAGTCGATGTTTGTAAAAGATGTTCCATATAACTTTTTTGAAATTATGGAAAGCCGCCCCGAAGATATGGGGGCGATGAAGATAGTAGATCAAACGATTAGAAAGCCACATCAAGGTAATTTTGATACAAGAGTCAATTTGTGGAAATTTATTCAAAGCTACATTAAGCATTATGATATAACCCCAAAATCAAAATTTATGCAAAATTTGCTAACAGACCCGGAGAGCGATCAAAGCTTTCACTCTTATCCTGTCGCAGACTCTTATGTAATAAAGTTAAAAATGTTTCAGAGTGAAGAGTGGAAGCAGTGGATTACAGCGGTTAACAGATATGGCGGAATTTATAAATATAGATGGGGCGATAACGACATCAATAGTTTGTTCTATCTAATACATCGCGGCGACCATATATACGATCTTAAGACTGTTGACGAGGGTTATCACGAGCAGGGCGCACTACGACATCTTCAAGATTATGCCCCTGGTGTGAAAGATAACTCACGATGAACATTCTCTATATTGATTCGGGAGGTATGATCAGCGACTCTCATCAATATCAGTATTATGGGGATTTATATAGAGAGTTGCGAGAACTGGCAACGGTGCTTGTTTACCAGGGTCCAGTGCCTAATATATATGACTTGCTAAGCCGTATTGACGGCACGGTTGATTGCATAATATTCGGGTTAGGGTATTTTGCACAAGGAAACCCAGGCGTTTATGGCAAAATTGTTGGACTAGACAACATAAATATCCCAGTCGTGTGTATGCTTCATAAGCCACAATCACTACTGTCAGAAAAATTACATTTTTGTAAGATTAATAAAGCTGATTTGCTCCTTGATTCGCAGTCAACTTATAAAAAGCATGGCGAGGTCGCCGAAACAAAATCAATCAGATCTTGGTTTACAGCCAGTCCACAGATCTTTCACCCACGAGACGTTCCGAAAACTTACGATATAGGCTTTTCTGGCGCCCTTCATGGGAATAATAAGATTAAAGGACCAACCAAAAATTTGAGAACTAGGATCCAAGAAGTCTTGAGGGGTAGTGAGTTTAATGCGTTTTGGAATTCCAGCAACACGTTGAATTATAGAATCAGCTCTGTAGAGGATTACGCTAAAAAAATTAATGAATGTAACGTGTGGCTGGCAACCACAGGTCCCACAGAAGATGTGAGCCCAAGATATTTTGAAGTGATGCTTTCAAAAACTTTGCTAATGTGTAACAACATGCCAGAACAATATGGTGGATTATTTGTTGATGGTGTTAATTGTGTGACGTATGAAAATGATCTATCTGACTTTACAGATAAGTTGTCCTACTATCTTGACAACGAAGACGAAAGATCCTTAATAGTTGACAATGCTTATGATATGATTATTAATAAATACACATGGAAGCACATGGCATTAAATTTGATATCCGAAATTGAAAGAATACAAAAATGAGTGAATACAATCCTTGGCCACTGGGCAAGTTGCCCAATCATTTCCAGCGACCTGAAATTAATATGTTAAAGGAGTCTGGATACGATATCAATGACCCCAGAGATGCAGTCACCATCTTTGAGAATAAGATTGCCGAGTATGCTGGCAGCAAGTATGCTGTTGCGGTTGACAGTTGCACTGATGCTTTGTTTTTGTCTTTAAAGTATCTTAAAGCAACGGATGAGATTACGTTTCCATCGCGAACGTATGTCTCCGCCCCAATGGCAGCAGTTTTAGCTGGGTGCGATATAAAATTCAAAGACTACGAGTGGAGCGGGATCTATTATTTGGATCCATACCCCGTTGTTGATAGCGCGGTTAGATTTACAAAAGACATGTACGAGAAGGGCACACTACAGTGTCTCTCATTTCAAATTAAAAAGAGACTGCCGATTGGTAAGGGCGGTATGATTTTAACCGACGACCCTGAAGCTAGTCGGTGGCTTAGGGTCGCAGCATTCGAGGGCAGACACCTTGAGGTGCCCTATGATAAGGACGAATTTGAGCTAATAGGTTGGAACATGTATATGACTCCAGAGGACGCTGCAAGAGGAATCCTTTTATTTGATCAATTGGCAGAGGTTCACCCGGATGGATGCACCCATTTAGATTATCACGACCTAACAACAAAGAAGATTTTTAGCGATGGCGAGTATAAAGTTAATAACTCATAGCTCAGTGCTGATTCAGGAGGGGGAACATTTTCTCTTAACTGACCCGTGGTTTGAAAAGCCGGCTTTTGGGAGCTGGCTTCCAACTCCTCCGGTGAGCGTGCACCCTGCTTATTTAGTGGCATTGGCTAAGCAGAGCCCAAATTTTAGCATTCTTATATCCCACGGTCACGATGATCACCTAGATGATGATTTTTTGTCACTTTTCCCCAAAGACACAAGAATCATCATACCCGAGTATCGCTCAAAGGGTGTTTTGAGTAGAGTTAAGAAGGGCGGCTTTACAAATATTGATCAAGCTTCAATAGAGGGGATGAAATGTGGTGCTTTTACAATAAAGTCATACATTAACGATGATATCTCTGCCGACGATGCAATATTGACTGTAGAGACACCAAAGAACTTTATAATCCATGCTAATGATAATTGGCAAAGACTAGAGGGCGAAACATATGCTAGGCTAAAGAGAGACACCAGTAAGTTCGCAAGCAGCGATGTTTTGTATATGTCACAATGCAACTTAGCTGATGGGTACCCAAATATTTATACGGATTACACAAAAGAGGAGAAGCTGCGAATACATAACGAGCGCGTGGACAACATAATAGATGGAAGCCTGCTAAACGCTCATCGTCTAGGCGCCGGCAAATTCTTGAACTATGCTGGATATGCAGCTGCATTTATAAAAGACAACGACGATCTTCGGGAAAGAACATCCTTTAAAACAAATGCTCATGTAAGAAACCTCTGCAATTATAGAGACTACAAGACCACAGTGCTAGACATGATGCCAGGGGATACATTTGATTTTATCGAAGTGCGTAATCAATTTCCTGGCATATCTCTATCCGAAGAGACACTAAAATCAGAGTCCTATAATTTTTATGAGAAGTATGGTCGGGTTAACGGGTGCGATTCATATAAAAATTATGAAGCTCCAACCAGTGAATACTTGCAACAAGGATTGGGTAATTTTTTACGAGGTTTTCGCACTTTTGTAGAAAAAAGAGTTCACTTTATAGAGTTTAATGTTGATATTGTTGGCTGCAAAGTGGCTTTTAGCGCCTCTGACATGGACTGCAGTTCAGAGATAGTCATAGGTCCTAGTGAGTCTTTTGACGGCAGAACGGCAGAATTTACAGCGCCAGCTGGTTTGCTGGGTGAACTGGTATCCGGTAGAATAAACTGGGAAAATCTATACATTGGATACGCAGGTACGGTGACAACGACACCAAGAGATACCAATATTCGTGCGGCGGTTCGTTGGCTGGCGATGTATGGATATGTTTATCAGAGGGAGCAGCGTGTTAAACAATAATATATTTTTTGATCTGTCAAAACTAAAACATGTTGGAAAAAATGTAATAATAGGGAAGACAGTTCGGATCCGACAGCCAGAGAAGGTTAGCATCGGCGATAATACAATAATTGATGATTTTACTTACATTTCTTGTGCTGCAGAAATTGGCAAAAACTGTCACATAGCGTCTAATGTATCCATCTCTGGTGGAAAAGGAACTCTAGTGATGGGAGATTACTCCACTATCTCAAATGGCTGCTCACTTCACTGCGCCTCAAGTGATTATCGAATGTGCTCCCTGGATTTACCATCGGTCCCCGAAGAACAGCAGTTTGGTGGCGAAGTCGGCGACATATTAATAGGAGATTACGTAACAATCGGCGCACATAGCTGCATATTGCCTTACGCCAAGATTCCTGAAGGAGTCGCAGTTGGTGGATATACTATGGTAAAGGGAGTCAATAGACTGCTACCATATCATCTTTACGTTGGGCACAATTGTAGAGACCTAGGAGAGAGGGGCAATCAAGAAGCTATGATGAATTTTAAATTAAATTTAGGGAGTAATAGATGAACATATTAATTTTAGGAACAACTGGTTTTATTGGAAAGAATCTTCTGGCGCGTCTTGAGGAGACTGAACACAACATTCATACCTGCTCACGCTCAGAGGGAACTGATATTTTAAACTATGAATCTTTAAGTCTACGATTAAGAGAGGTTCAGCCAGACATTATTTTCAACCTAGCGTCACACGGAGGTAGTATCCATTACGTTAACGAGTACGCGGCTAATGTGTATAACGACAATGTTCAGATGGCTCTAAATTTGTATCGTGCAGTTAAGGAAGAATCCCCACACAGTAAGATAATTAACCCATTTTCAAATTGTTCCTATCCAGGGTCTAGTTCTGTCCAGAATGAGGAAAATTGGCTGTCTGGTGAGGTTCACCCGTCCATCTTTTCTTTTGGAAATTCAAAGCGATCAATATACTATCTATCACAATGCTATTATAAGCAGCACGGCGTAAAGACAATTAATCTTTTGTTCCCAAATACTTATGGACCTGGGGACTCTTGTGATCCAAACAAGACTCACGCCCTAAACGGTATGATCATACGCATGTTAAAGGCAAAGAGAGCCGGCGATGATAAGTTTGTTATCTGGGGCACCGGAACCCCAGTTAGAGAGTGGGCTTATGTTGAAGACTTTATTGAGGCGCTCGTGCGAGCCATGGAGATTGACCACTTGGAATATCCAGTTAATATCGGACAGGGCACAGGTTATTCCATCGCGGAGTCTGCTCATATGATCAAAGAGGCATGCGGTTATACTGGAGAAATTATTTGCGATGAAAGCTACACTGATGGCGATGCTGTTAAGATTCTAGGCAGAACTCAGTTTGATCAACTGTTTACCAATTTTATTTTTTACGATCACAGACAGGGCATACAGAACACAGTTTCATATTACGAGGAAAGGCTATAAAACATAATGAGAAACCAAAAAGTATTTATCACTGGAGGCGCCGGATATCTTGGCACCACCATAACTCCACTCTTACTAAATTCAGGGTATCACGTAACCGTATACGACAATCTTTTAGCTGACGGGGACGGACTTATACACAATTTTTCAAATCCAAACTTTAATTTTATCAAGGGTGACATTCTGGATAAAGAGCTGCTACATCAATCCATGAGGGGGCATGATGTTGTCATCCACTTGGCTGCAATTGTCGGATATACCGCTTGCCGCCGCGATGAAGCACATTCCTACAGGGTCAATCACGAAGGCACCAAATATGTTGTTGAGGGACTTGACGGCTCTCAGTTCCTGTTATACGGCTCTACAGGGTCAAATTACGGCACGGTGGACGGCGTATGCACAGAGGAGACGCCTCTAAGTCCTCTTAGTATTTACGGGAGGAGTAAGACTTTAGGAGAAGAGGAGGTCTTAAGGTATGATAACAGCGCAGCTTTTAGGTTTGCAACTGCTTTTGGTGTGAGCCCACGACTTAGATTGGACCTACTCATTAATGACCTGTCTTACTCTGCGTATGTGCAAAAATATATTGCGATCTATGAATCTCATTTTATGAGAACATTCATTCACGTACAAGACATCGCTAGAGTTTTTAAATTTGCAATTGAGAACTGTGATAAAATGAGTGGAGAGGTTTATAATGTTGGCTCCAATAGTATGAATTACTCAAAGGGGGACGTATGTAAGATGATCCAAGAGAGAACTGGGTGTTATGTTCATTATGCTGATTTTGATAATGATGCCGATAAGAGGGACTATGTTGTATCATATGACAAGATTAATCGCCTGGGGTTTGACACAACGATAACAGTAGAAGAGGGAATTGATGGACTTCTCAGAGTATTTCCCCTTGTCAAGGTACAAAACAGATATAGGAATTAATTTTGAAAAAAGTATTAATTATAGGAGGCTGCGGTTATATTGGAACTCATCTTGGAAAATTTTTGCAAGATGAGTTTGACGTGTCTTCGGTTGATCTAGAGTGGTATGGTAACCATGGTGTTGATCAAAATACATTAAAAGACTTTAATGACCTGACACCGGCTGAAATCTCCGTTTACGATGTGGTGGTTCTTTTGGCTGGTCATTCAAGTGTTAAGATGTGTGTGGAAAATATGGTTCCAACTGCCAAGAACAACGTTTTTAATTTTGTCAATTTGTTAGACAAGATTGGCGACACTCAAACGTTTATATATGCTAGCAGCTCTTCTGTCTACGGAGACACGAAGCATAATATCGTAGACGAGTCCTACATTGAATTTAGACCAAACAATTACTATGACCTGTCTAAGCATGAAATTGACTCCTATGCCTCTCTGTCCAGCAAGAAAGTATTTGGACTTCGTTTCGGAACAGTCAATGGTGCCTCGCCTAACCTAAGAAACGATATAATGATCAATGCAATGACCTTTAATGCGATCAAGAACGGAAAAGTATTCTGTTTTAATCCCGAGGTTCATCGTCCAATTCTAGGAATACAGGACTTATGTAGAGCAGTTAAGGAGATTATTGTAAACGGAACTCAAGATAATAAGGGCATCTACAACCTGGCATCATTCAACTCAACAGCGGAAAAGATTTCTAAGGTTGTAGCAGAGTGCACTGGTGCTGATCTAGAAATAGTCGACAAGCTTCCGGAAACGATAACCAACGTTAAGTTGCAGACAAAGGCGTATAATTTTCTAATTGATTCGTCCAAATTTGAAGAAGTTTTTAACTTTGAATTCAATGAAACAGTACAGAGCATTGTAAACTCAATAGTAGAAAATTTTCATAGTATGAATAAAGGAAACCGATCAGATGCAAAGTTATACTGAAAAAACTAGTTGTAGGGTCTGCTCTAGCAAAAACTTAAGGCAAGTTTTAGACCTCAACGATCAGCCGCTGGCAAATAGTTATCATAACGGCGTTGAGCAGCAGTCTTTTCCGCTTGTTCTAAATTTATGTGAAGATTGCTTTCACCTGCAACTTAGTGTAGTTGTTGATCCAAACTTAATGTTTAAAGATTACCTATACGTTAGCGGGACAAGTAAAACGCTACACGACTATTTTGTTGAATTTGCAAAGATTTGCGAGAAGACTAGACCAAATGGCGCCAGCATTTTAGACATAGCTTGTAATGATGGAACTCAGTTGGATAAATTTAAGGAACGTGGCTGGGATACTTTTGGCGTTGACCCGGCAGAAAACCTACACTCTCTAAGTAATAAAAATCACGATGTTGTATGTGACTACTGGTCCCCAGGTGTTGCTACGAAAATGAATCGTGTGTATGATGTGCTAATTGCTCAAAACGTTTTTGCTCACGTTGATAACGTGCATGAGTTTTTATCAGCCTGTGCGCTCGTGATGAACGAAGAGAGTGTGCTTATGATACAGACATCTCAAGCAGATATGATTACCAACAATGAATTTGACACGATCTATCACGAGCACTTATCATTTTTTAACACAAGTTCTATGAAAAAATGTGCGAATATAAATGGGTTTTCTCTGGCTGATGTCTTTAAGACCGATATCCATGGCACGAGTTATGTATTTGTGCTTAAAAAGGGAGAGCATAGCGAGGAGAAATCAATTAGGCAAATCGCCATTGAGAGAGAGGCTGGCTTGTTTGAGCTGGAGACCTATACCAAGTACGCAGAAAAATGTCATACAATAGCAACAGACTTGCAAGCTGCGATTGCAGACTTTAAGCAGAAAAATTGTAAAATTGTGGGCTATGGTGCCGCAGCCAAAGGTAATACTTTTTTAAATTTTGGGTCAATATCGCTTGACTATATTGTTGACGACAACCCGCTAAAGTGGGACTTGCTTACACCCGGACGGAATATACCAATAAGGGATCCAAAGGTTTTGCAGAATGAGAGTGTTCCTGACACTGTTGTTGTACCTTTGGCTTGGAACTTCTTTAAAGAAATAAGCAGCAAGACGAGAGACATCGTTGATTCTGACGAAATAAGATTTATCAAATACTTTCCGGAGGTTCGTGTATTATGAAAGTTGCTGTGACAATAGCTGGACAATTAAGAGATTACAAAATAAATGCCCTAAACCACATTAAGAATATTATAGAACCAAACAATGCTGATGTGTTTGTTTATGCATGCAGTAAAAACACTCTACACACTGTCGGTGCCAATGTTACTCAAAAATATAACATAACCAACACATATGGTCACGACGAGATCCTGCGCGACACTGAGAAGATTTATGGCTCTTTTCTAAAAGGTGTGCAAATTAACGACAATGAGTCCTTAGATGATAGTAACTTTGGAACACTAGGATATTTTAAGAAAAGAATGAACAATCAGATGACAAACATCAGAATGGCATATAAGATGGCTATGGACTATTCCTCCGATTATGATGTTGTTGTAAGATGTCGCCCAGATAACTCCATGTTTCCAGCGCCAGTTGACGTTTCCAGATTTCAAATACAGGATGATCTTGTTTATACAACAATATATCCAAGTGGTCATCGCGACCCTTGGTTCTTTTCATTTTCCAGTCCAAGCACTTTTAACAAGTATTGTTCGTTTGTGTATCAAAAAGATGCGGACGAATCACGCACTGACAACAATTTTGATTGTCCCGAAGTAGCATTAGAAGAATATTTGTCAAACACTGGTATCAAGCTCGGATATGTACCAAGTATTTGTTTACCGTTTTACCAGTATGACAAAACAAAGCCCGTAACAGACTTCCCCTATAGGGACAGGCTGGCAAAGCTGATAGACTCTAATGGTAACATGGTAGATCAGGTATCATGATTTACGTACAACTAACAAATGGATTTGGAAACAATATGTTTCAATATGTGGCAGCTAGGTTGCTAGCCACGTATTTGCATCAAGACCTTGTAGTGGTGCCACCCACTGAAGACTATTATGGCATAGAGGAGTTGGGCAAACTAGGTGTTAAGGTGGGCGGCAAGCTGCCCCCAGGTGCACCAGAGGTTAACGACATAAACTACATTCAGTGTTTTGACAAGAGACTATCTAATAGGGACCTGATTGTGAGGGGTTACTTCGAGAACTATAAATTTTTTAAAGAAAACATAAGTCTAATCAAGTCCTGGCTTCCAGCAATAAATAGCGACCACAGTGATGATTTGATATTGCATTTTCGCGCAGGTGACCGCCTGCTTTATAAAAACGAGTTTGATACTAAGCCACAGGTGGAGAGCTACATTAATGCAATAAATCAGTTTGATTTTAATAATTTATATATTGTCACGGATATGCCGTACTGGGACAAGATCACAGTAAGTGATCTGCAGAATATGAAGTTTCATGTCGATGTTCCAGATGACAAAAGAGTTTCAGCTCAAAGGTCGGTTGATTACTTCAATTCAATAGTGAAGGGATTGGGGCAGTTTTCTCCACAACTAAAAAAAGGAACTGTAGCAGAGGATTTTAATTTTATAAGAGGTTTTGGGAACATATTGTTTCAACACGGGACTCTATGTTGGTGGGCAGCGACACTTAGTGAAGCAAAGAAAGTTGGAGTGTACGGACCTTGGCGTCCTTGGAAGGGAGATTCAAACAAAAATTTAAGCGATGTTGGGCTGGAAGGGTGGTTTAAATGGACCTAAAAGAATATTATCAGTATTATCTGAGTTTACATCAAAATAAAATTTGCAGGAGGTTACATTTTATTGGGCAATGTGTTACAATACTTTATGTAGCTGGTGTTTTATATAATGGACTTTGGCTACTTCTCTTGACAGCCCCATTCATTATTTATCCGTTTGCGTGGAGCGGTCACTACTTTTATGAAAAAAATGAGCCGGCTGCATTCTCTAGCCCAATAAAGGCAAAGATTTCTGATTGGCTGATGTTTAGAGATATCTTACTGGGCAAAATAAAAATATGATCAAAAAAAGGATATTGGTCACCGGCGGCACCGGCATGGTGGGGCATGGATTTCAAGACATTGATACAAAGCATGAGTTTATATTAGTTGGATCCAAAGACTGTGACCTCAGAGATCCTTTTCAAACGAATACCTTAATCAGGGATAGTAATCCGAACGCGATAATACATCTTGCTGCAAGAGTCGGTGGTGTCAAAGGAAACGATGATTACATAGCAGACTTTTACAAAGATAATATTCTGATCAATACAAATCTGCTAAACTATTCTCAAAAGAACAGCGTACCCAAAGTTGTTTCGCTATTATCTACTTGCGTATATCCAGATAAGGCAGAATACCCACTTACCCCAGATCAATTTCATAGCGGAAGACCACACTCCAGCAACTTTGGATATGCATATGCAAAGAGAATGGTAGACGTTTATTCTAGGGCTCTTAGGAAGCAATACGGGTGTAACTACATTTGCGCAGTTCCCAATAACCTTTACGGACTGCATGACAATTTTGACCTAGAGAATGGTCACGTTATACCAGCCATAATTAGAAAAGTATACGATGCTGTGAAAACTAATAAAGTGCCTACCTTCTGGGGAACTGGAGAGCCGTTAAGGGAATTCACCTATGCCTCGGATATATCTAAAATATTGTTCTTTCTATTAGAAAATTACAATGGGGAGCATCCGATTAACATTGGACTGACTCAGGAGAGAAGTATAAAAGCAGTCGTTGAGTCCGTTTGCTCTTATTTTAAATATGATGGAGAAGTTATCTGGGATGATTCCAAACCAAGCGGGCAACTAAGAAAACCAAGTAGCAATGAAGCTTTATTAGCCCTAGGCTGGAAAGAGCAAGATTATACAAGCTTTGACAAGGGTATAAAACTAACCTGCGATTGGTTTGTTGACAACTATCCTAATTTGAGAGGAATAAAATGAAGACTGCTATGATCACCGGTATCACCGGGCAAGACGGCTCGTATTTGGCAGAGCTGCTGCTAGAGAAAGATTACAGAGTGATAGGTCTAAAGAGAAGGACATCTCTGATCTGCACTGAAAGAATTGATGGCTTCTACGATAATGAGAATTTTCAGATGAGATATTTTGACCTTAATGATGCAGGGTGCATTTGGAGACTGCTATCCGAGCACAAGCCCGATGAATTTTATAACCTCGCTGCGCAATCACATGTACGAGTATCTTTTGAGATACCTGAAAACACTGTTGATGGAATTGCAATGGGGACCTTGAGAATTTTGGATGCCATAAGGCATATAAGCCCAGACACCAGATTCTACCAAGCTTCCTCTTCCGAGATGTTCGGTGATAATCCAAAGTATCCACAAAATGAAAATACCAGGCTATTGCCAGCTTCCCCTTACGCATGTGCAAAGGTATTCGCACATAATTTAGTAAGAAACTATAGAAAGTCGTATGGACTGCACGCCTCTTCTGGTATCCTGTTTAATCACGAATCTCCCCGCCGTGGGGAAACTTTCGTAACACGCAAGATAACTCTTGCTGCCGCGAGGATTAAATTGGGAGTACAAGATACATTGTATCTTGGCAACCTTGATGCCAAGAGAGACTGGGGCTTTGCTGGCGATTACGTTAAGGCAATGTGGCTAATGTTACAGCAAGACAGTCCAGATGATTATGTTGTAGCCACCGGTAGTGCTTATACGGTTAGAGAATTTCTAAATATTGTATTCGATGTCGCTGGATTAAGCGTGAATGAGCACGTTAGGATTCAATCCAGGCTGTTCCGCCCACATGAGGTCCCCGTCTTGCTAGGAAGCCCCGTAAAGGCTCGCGACAAGCTTGGGTGGGAACATACTGTTAATCTTAGGGAACTGGCTGAGATGATGTATGAGGAGGATTTAAGAAGGGTTAAGAAAGAGGTGAGCTGTAATGTCTAGATGTTTAGTTACGGGACACAAGGGATACATTGGATCCAAAGTATACGCAAGCCTGCAAGAGCAGGGGCATGAAGTTATTGGAATTGATTTGCAACAAGATGTACCAAAGGATATCTTAGTCTGTTTAAGGCAGGATGCTGATGGGGGCTTTCATCCGTATTATTCTAATTTTAAGCCAGAATATATATTTCATTTAGCCTGCATACCACGAGTCGTGTATAGCGTAGAAAAACCTGTTGAGACTATGATAAATAACGTCTTGGCTACCACATACGTCTTGAACTTCGCAAGGCACATGGGAACAAAAAGAGTAATTTACTCCGATTCATCATCAGTTGTGGGAAACGGGGATGGTCCAAATAGCCCTTACGGTCTGCAAAAGCTGGTCTCCGAGTGGGAGTGTAAGTTATATTCTGAGTTATATGGACTGGACACGGTATCATTAAGATATTTTAATGTGTATTCTCCGTGTCAAAAAACAGGTGGTGCATACGGCACAGCTATTGCCAATTGGATGCAATATATTAGGGACGTCAAGGACCCTTATATTACTGGAGATGGAGAACAGCGTCGTGACATGGTTCACGTACAAGATGTGGTATCCGCAAACCTCTTTGCGATGAATTATGAAGAAAATTTTAACGGGAGGCATTATGATGTCGGAACTGGTCAAAATATTTCTCTAAATGAAATCAAGGACATCATACTTAACAGTTTTCCAAATATTAAGTTTGAATACGCACTCCCTAGGGAGGGAGACGTCTTATACACCAAGGCAGAAACAAGCGACCTAAGCAATATAGGTTGGGAGGCATCCTGGGATATTAAAAGCGGGATCTCGCAGTGTTTTGAACTTCTAAAGGAGGAGCTGAGCTTATGAAAATGGGTCTTATAGGAAATGGTTTTGTTGGTAATGCTATATATGAAAATCTAAAACAACGTTATGAATTTTTTGTTTTTGACTTAAACCCAGAAAGAAAGACTTGTGACAGCGTTAGAGAGGTGTGCGAAAACGCTGATATAATATTCGTGGCTTTACCAACCCCCATGCAACCAGACGGATCTTGTGATTTATCAATTATTTTTTCTGTTATGAAAGAGATAAATTTAAATTATCGCAACAATGTGGTTGTTCTCAAGTCAACCGTTGTCCCTGGAACCTGCGATACAATAAGAACACAGTACCCGCAAATGAGAATTGTATTTAGTCCCGAGTTTTTAACTGAGAGAAATTTTATCCAAGATTTTAAAAACTCAAATCGCATGATATTTGGGGGAAATTCAAATGACACTGAGGCTTGTGTTGAAGCAGTCAAGGAAGTTTTTCCAAACAAAATCTATGTTCAGACTGAACTAAAGACTGCTGAAATGGTAAAATACTTTATCAATACCTTTTTGGCTACTAAAGTTTCATTTGCAAACGAGATCAAACAAATTTGCGATTCTGCCAACATCAATTATTATAGGGTTATGCAATTGGCTCTATTAGATGATCGCTTGGGTCAATCTCATTTGCGAGTTCCGGGACCGGATAATAATCCAGGCTTCGGTGGAACTTGTTTTCCAAAAGATATTAATGCTTTAATAAACTTTGCAAAGTCAAACTCTGTAAACCCGACTGTCCTAAAGGCGTCCTGGGAGAAAAACCTAGAAGTTCGCCTAAATAGGGATTGGGAATTTATGGCAGGACGAGCAGTTTCTAAAAAAAGAGAGGAAAATTAGATATGAGTGACACTAAAGTAACAAATGAGGTCGCGCGACTCCGTAGTCGTCTAAGCGCCCTAAACGACAAGATTGTATCCCTAGAAGACAATCTTAAGAGGACACAACAAATAATGGAGTCTGATATGAAAAAGGTTATCAACCTAATTACGGGAGGAAAGAACGGATGACAGAGCTAACAAGTTTTAATCTATCAGATCAAGCTCTTGGTGCTGTTATGATGGCACTTCAACGTTCCTTGATGGATCAGTCAGATATTGTTCCAGTCCTAAAGGGGCTGGACTTTGTTCCAACCGCCGAAGGTCTTGTGGTGAAGAACCCTCCAATTGTCAAGCTAGGCGCAAGCGGTATGGTACTCCTTGATGAGGAAGACGAAAGCCTAGTTGCTAAGCCAACTAGCTAGTAATGCCGACCTATACCTATCGTTGTGACAAATGTGAAATAACATTTGAAATATTTCACTCTATGTCAGAAACGGTTGATAGTTGCGAGAAATGCAGCTCCCCCGTCACTAAGGTAATCTCAAACGCTTTAAACATAAAAAGAAACAATAATTTTGGCAAAGATAAGCCAGGAAAAATTGTTAAACAATATATAAAAGACGTGAGGGAAGAGATTAGGCATGAAAAGAAAAAAATGAAGGATCAAGAGTATAAAGTTAAATGATAACGTTATCAATATTTTTAGCAATCTCGTTTTTATTAAACATTTTGCTTATTTGGTATTTGCGACGGCTAGCCTCACAATTTACTTTTTTTAATGAAAATGTAATTGTCTTGGAGGAAAAGCTAACAACCTTTGACCAACACTTAAACTCTGTTTATGAGCTTGAAATGTTTTATGGAGATGACACCCTAGAGAGCCTCATTAAGCACTCAAAACAACTTTTACTTGATGTACAAGAGTTTTATGACAATTTTTCACTAGATCAGGAGGAGGAAGAGGACGATGGCTCGTAGGAAAACAAAAAGTAAAAATTATTATTTCACTAAAGTGCACGAACGAGCGATTGTTGAATATGCAAATACACGCGATGTAAGGGTGCGAACAGAACTTTATATTCAATACATTGAGCCAGCATTTAGCGAGATGGTAGATAAGGTTGTCTTCACTTACAAATTTACTTCTCTCCCAAATATTGATTCTTTGCGTGAAGAATGTAAAGTTTGGCTAACTACAATCCTTGACAAATATGACCCGAATAAGGGCTCTAAAGCCTTCTCTTACTTCTCAGTAATAACCAAAAACTGGTTTATTCATAAGGTTAAGAAGACAAAGATAAGGTCTAAGAGAGAGGCTGACTTTGAGAATATAACGGGGGAAGTTGAACAAAAGTATCTTGCGTCTTACAACCCTTACCACCACAAGCGCGAAGAGGTAGAATTTTGGAATTTCTTGTGGACTGAGATTGAGACTTGGGATACGGGTAATTTAAAAGAAAACGAAAAAAAGGTGCTAGAAGCAGTAAAGATACTTCTATCGAGTCCCGAAGATATTGAAATTTTTAACAAAAAAGCTATTTATCTATATATTCGCGAAATCACAGGACTTAACACTAAACAGGTTGTTAACAACTTAAATAAGATGCGTGTTAGGTATCGTGTTTTCAAGGGTAAGTGGAATCGCGGGGACATTGGGTGAAGTGAAAGACTTAGATACGTATCTTACCGAGGTAATAGAGAACATAAGGCAGGACCGTGAAGTTACAAAAGAACTTCTATCTGATGTTATGCAATATATGTCTCAGGACCAGCACAGTCACAAAGAAGTGGGACAAACTGCGGCAAAATACGTTGAAACCTTGCAGAGGTCCAACGAGCAGCTCGTGAAGGTCAGTGCGATTATTCATAAAAGAGAGAGCACGGCTGGTAATTTAGGCTTGACAGATAAAGACAAAGATGATCTGTTTGATATGATTAAAGGAGAAGGTGAGTAATGGGTGAAAAACTCTTATCTCTAGATTCTCCAATGAACCCTGTTGGGTCTGAGACTCATGTGCCACGCCGTGCGACATCTCCGGACAAGGAGATGACGTTTAAGACTCTAAAGGAAGGTGCCGAAGAAAGCTACACAAAGAACATTTTTAAAGGCACAAAGGTGTTTAAAGGTGTTGTTCTAAAAGTGGAGTCTTCAAGGGAGGCACTAGCGGAAATAAGACAAAGAAGCTTTTTGGATGGCTCTGGAGAGCCTCCGAGTGCTTTCCTGGCAGCCAGAGTACGAATTCCAGAGGTGCACTGCCACATACCGAAACCAAAGATCGTTCCAGCTCCCACAGGCGAGGAAGAGGCAGCAAAGATTAAGCAGCACCCATTATTTCTAGTACGTAAGTCCGAGGTGGATAGCCTGAATGCAGGGGACATAGTAGAGGTTACTTTTCTACAAGGACCCGACGCCGGCAAGCAAGTTGATGGTAAGATAATCTCAAAAAGCCAGACTGCACAAGTGACCGTAGGGGAGGGCGACGACGCTGATCAAGTTAAGAGAGTTTTTACAGACTTATCTCCTTCTGAGGTTTCTCAGCTAGCTACTGTTGGAGACTCATCGTTACCTGGACCGCGAATGCAGCCCGCCGAGCGTGCACGTAGAAGAAACGTACTACCCGGAAGATATGAGTTTCAACACTCTCCACTTCGCGGCGCCTATCCTGTTGCAAGCGAATTTGGTATAAGGACAAAAAATGACGGCACGGGGGAGAGGCTACACCAAGGAATTGACTTTGCTGTTAGAGACGAACCATTATATTCTCCCTTTAAAGGCAGGCTTTATATAGAAGGCGGCAGCACTAGCGCTGGAGGGTGGATTCTCAGGCTCGTCGCGACCGAGGAGCCATATGTTAGCGCAGGAATAGTAGTTCGCTATCTACATGTCAACAACCAACTTTTAATGAACTTAAACAATGCGATTGTTGATCCGAACGTAAGGATAGGCACCAGCGGAAACACTGGACGTTCAGCAGAGGGTGCGCAATACCCATATCATCTGCACTTTGAAGTTATTCAAGATGGTGGTGCTCGCAATCCAAGAGAGTTTTTACCATTATCATCTTTCGCCGAAGGTTCGGAGCCGCAGATTTCTACAGAGACATCTGACACCAATTCTGTTCCAGTTGCAGGTCAGGCTGCAACTGGGTAAGCGATATACATGAGGAGACTACAATGAGTAGAGGTGCAAGAGACTTTTCAGGATTTTCCAAATCTGAAAAAGACAATCAAAAAAGAATCTCGATAGAAGACAGTCCTTTGACTCAGGGTGTTAACTGTAATACAATAAAAGAGCCTATACCCAAATTTATTCCCGCTGCGTGCGAAAAGATTATCCAAGGAGATAATAACAATTATATCATCTTAGGTCGCGACCGACCAAACTCACTAAGCTCTGGTTACGGCGGTAAGGGCAATACTCAAGCTGGTATGATTGATATAGTCGTTGGTAGGATGGGAAACACCAAGGCTGGACCAAAAAGCGACACCAATGTTCATCCTAGTTTTAACACTGACGCTGCGCGCGTTTACATAAGTCAGAGAACAGATATTGATTCAAACTTTGGTCTTGTTGGAGACACTCAATTGGAGGGTACCTCTGGAATTGGTATAAAGGCTGACGGTATTAGGATTATAGGTCGCCAAGGAGTTAAAATAGTTTCTGGAAAAGCAAAAAACAACGCCGAAGGTGCTGAGATCAACTCAAAGGGGCAGCCAATTGATACCATTACTGGTATAGAGCTAATCGGAGGCAACGATGTCGGTAAAAATCCTCTGGAGCCTATGGTTAAGGCATATGCCCTGGCGCAAACTCTACAAGTCATGGTGGATGAGATCATGGCGCTTAGAGGGATTGTTGACCAACTTTCGTCAATCCAGACTCAAGTTAACTTAGCCTTAGCTAACCATGTCCACCCTCAGATAGGAACCGTGTCGCCACAGCTGACCGGTCTCGCGCCGGCGATGGAAATGAAAAAACAGGACCAGGTCAATTCTAAGCTGTACAAGCAGGGAATCAAGCTAGGTAATAACTTTGTTATGACACGTCTTAGCCCCACTGGTAAAAAATGGTTTGGAAGCCAGTTCAACAAGACAAATTAGGATAATATTATGGCAATCGCAATAGGGCGTCCAGATAGATATACGGCTCTTGAAGATTCAAGTGTTGATAGCATTCGCTACATGTGGTGGAAACAATATGTTTTCCCAATGATCTATTTTAGTAACAGGGACTTTACGGGTATCGGGCTTCCTCCCGCTCTCCTCGCCACAGCCGAATCTGGATATGATTATGCGGAGGTGTGGAGGTCAAACACCGGCGATGTCGGTCTAATCATTCCGGCATTGCCAATTGACCCAGATGGTGGGGTATATTCGACAAGCTATTTAGACGCTTTTCTAAGCCGCGACCCGACATATTATGGCGAAGGAACCGATGCCGGCGAAGGAACACTGGCTTTGGGTATTCTTGACGGCTACATAACCCAAGAAGAATTTATAGGGATGTCTAAAGAGTCAGCCCGCACAGTTATAGCGCAAATAACAACGCGAATGAACTACGTTCTTGATTTTTGGGTTGGTCAGATTGACAGAGGGCACATTTCTCGCGATCTTTGGTATGCAGATACCAGCGCCGGTACTGTATATTTGGCTGACGAATGGCGCGATTTTTCAAGTAGAGTTAAGCGCGGCACCACAATAGAAACCTATACCCTGAAGGCTGCAATATCTGACGCAAAATTGTGGGCAAGATATTTTAAATATGATCCTGTCAGGGATGCGCTAATATATCCAGACGGCGACCCCGGTCGTCCCAGGGCTAATACAATTGAGAGCGCTTGTGAGATTTTACCTGGCTCCATGATACCGAGTGGTTGGTGTCTCTTAGCATCACGTAGCGCGGAATCAGAGGCAGATCCCAGCGGCAGGGTTATATTTAGGGAAACAGAGGGCTCAGTGCCCGCCGGCAGCGACACCACAGCGGCGGAAGATGTTGGTACGTCACCGGCTTCAACATTGCCAGCAGCTGTGGCAAATGTAGCTCCCCCTTGTCCGGAGGATGATCCATCCGATAGGTACGATAGAAGAGAGACATGCAGCCCCGACTCAGCGACATCGGTACCGGAATGGACAGCTACGATGTCGTCATTCCTGAATTCTAGAGTATGCGAATATTATATTCCTATACAGACCCCATATGGGTGTCCCGCAGCAGATGAGCTTCCATCCAGAGTTGAAGAATTTGTCAATGGGGCAGTCACTAGTCTGCTAGATTTTTTAAACAAAGAAGCCACAGAAGAGCAGTTTAATATATTAAGAAATTTTATCATTAATGGATCATATTATGATTTTGATAAAGCCCCAAATGTTGATTTAAAGCTATTGTACAAGTTTCCGTTTGGACTGGTAAGGTCGCTAAACCTGCAGGATAGGACTCCAGCTAGCAGCAGCCAATCGCAGATCATAGGTAACAGTGTTACCCTGTCAGCCTCTAGTTTATTGTCTAATTTGGATACATTGCAGTTGATCTTGAAAATCTTAGGTCCCCAGCAGTCTAGAATGTGGGCATCCGACAAGACAAAGATAACAGTTAGCGGCACAACGCGAGAAGTAAGCCTTCTTCAGGAATCTCAGTATGTTTTGTCGCTAAAGAGTTCAATTGTAGATTTTCTAAAAAGCAATAGATATTCGCTTCCGATAGGGGGAAAAGCCGACCCCTCTGGGTCAGAGTTTGAAGTTCAAGGTGAAGAGGTCACGGTCGATAGTTTGCAGCTATTTTATGATGATAGCTACAAACTTATTTCCCTCTTTGCAGGTCAAGCTGGAGAAGAACTAACGGAATTAAACTCCAATCTACTCGCTCAAGATGCACCTTTAAACGACCCAACTATGATCTTTTATTTGGTCAACCTGGAACAAATAATTTTAAATTATGAGCATAGTCAAGAACTAAGTGTAATAGATTGGGCACAATCTTATCACTATCCCGTGGTTCATATAGCCTATCGTTCAAGTCTACCAGAAGCAACATTACTACCTGCCAATTGTTCTGGTGGATTGCTTTCAGATATTGAAAATTCAATAATGGACGCATTGGTTGATGCGGGCGACGAACTAGCATCGCGATTCTCAAGTAATCTATGCTTATCCAACGAGCAGCTTCTTAAGACGGAAAGAGAATTAGATGCCTCTGTTGCAGAAATAGGCAACATGTTAAGCGCCGAGGGTCTAAAGACAACTGTCTTGCAAGATCCAGTAATAAGAGACATAGACAAAATTATCAAAAATATAGACGAGGGTGAGGACACCATCTCTGCCGCCTGGGAAGGCTTGTTTAATAAGATGACAGCCTGCGGGCTTTTTGGTCTTGTTTCTAAAACAATTGAATTTGTTGCTAAAAATGATGTTTGTGGAATATCCCCAGAGACAATGCTTACGGTTGCAATAAAGGCTTCTTTAAAGAAGATTGACACTAGAGTTCTAAAAAATATATATGATGCGATGCCATCGGATGCTCAAGCTTCGTTTAGAGAGTCCTATAATCAAAGAATTCGCGAATATGCGCGCGAGACAGGATATACCGGACCCGTGGGGTTTCCATGGGATATGCAGGAACAAAATACTCAAGCAGAGAATGCTAGAAGATCTGGAAGAGTGCTGTATGATGGACAACAATTTACGCCCCCTTCTGAGGAGCAAACCAGAACTAAGCATGTAAATTCCTATACGGCTGGGTACGAGGCAGCCCTTGAAGCCATGCAACTTAATACTAACTTTGTTCCACCGTCTGGGTTTGATGAAGGCTCATTTTGGGCAGGCTTTACTCAAGCTTACAAAGATATGGAGGCAGACACCGCTCCAACTTTAGAGTCGGTTCGCGACGAGGGTTTGGACAATATTCCGCCTCGAGATCAAATATCTACCGAATTAGAAAGGCTTGAAAATAATTCTCCCGGAGTTAACTCTAGTGCGTTTGGTCGTTTGGTTGGGGGCTTGGCTGCAGACATGTTGGCGTTTGCAATTAACGAATTTGTTGAAGGAATTTCAGAGGCTCTAGATTTTGATCAGCTGCTAGAGTTAACAGGAGATATTCCAGTGATTGGGACACTTCTTAAATCACTGCCAAACGTGCTGGCTTGTAGTATCAGATTAGAGGCAAAATCAGGCGACCAGACAGTTAATCTATCAACGATACAACAAAACATACAGAATGGACTTAAGGGCGATATATGTGATATTATCGGTGGGCTACAAAGACTAACCCTCCCAGATATAGAGCTGATGCTCAACTCCTCCCTAAACACGCAAACCTTAAAAGCTGCATTTGTTGACGCTCTTATAAAGACTCTAAAATCTTTATTAATAAAAATCTTAGTAAAAACGTTGCTGCAGATTATAAGCAAAGCAACGCAAATACTAAAGGGTGCTGTATGTGACGCCGCAAGAAGCAATATTTCGGCAGCGATAGAGGGCTCAATAGCCGGAAATGCTGCGATGCAAGTGTATACTCCACCAGCTAATTTGAATGACCTATTCTCGGATGCATTCTGTGGTGACTCGGATACTGGTGCAAACTTGCCAGACGAAATAGCTTCCCTCTTCTCCTCCTTGACTGGCGCGTCTCGCGAACAGGCGCAAGATTTTGTTGCTTCTGGGACCTCTTGTTCTATAATTGACGCGCTCTCAAATAGACTAAGGATGGACCAGTTAATTGATTTACTGGAGGGTACACCTGGTGACAATGTAATAGAGGCTGTATTGAGTGTAGTCAGAAATGAGTGTCAAGAGTTTTCTAGCATTTTGTATGATAGGGATTCAATACTCTCGTTCTTTCAGAACCTAGGCACCGCCTTCCCGTCAGAATTTTTAACTGAAGCCCGGGACGGACTAGAAATATTTGGAGCCGACCGGGATTTGATCACAACAACTTGCGATATACAGCCAGATCTAGCTGGTCTAGAGAATGCCCTAAGAGAGGAATGTGGAGAGGGAATATCTGAAGAGCAAATTCAGAGCCAGGTAGAATCCTTTCAAAAGAGAATAAAGGACATAGTGTCAGATCTGGCTTCTACGATGTCAAGTGGTCTAGACGGCTCATTAACCGAAACTATACAACAGGCAATGTCTAATGTTGTACCAAAAGACGACCCGACAAACTTGGTGTTAATAGAACAAATTGTTGACGGAATGTTTGATCCATTTTACGAGTCATACGCTCATGGCTTGTTATCGCCAGTCGGGCTGAACAGAAATGCTGGGTTGCTGAATATGCTACTTTCAAATAAAAAGAGTGTTTCGCTAACTGGGCAGCATTTTGCATTTGGTAACGCGGTTGTAGCTGCTAGTGGACCTCTTCTCTTGTTGCTGCCATTTGGTGGACCATTCGCTGTTGATCAAATGATAAGAGACTTGCGCCAAGCCTTCTTCGGCGATAGCGAGACAGATATACCGGTTGAGGTTGGCGAAGATGCAGAACCTAGATCAGTCACGACAGAGAAGCCCTCAACGGTTGCCAAGGAGCTTCAAGATCTATTTGAAAGCGGCGAATACTTATCTTTTTCGGAGTATGTCCCCGGCGAGGCTTTTCAAAACAAGGTCACGCTAACCTATTACGCCCCGGACATTCCAACCCAAAAAATATTTAAAATAGTTTATGATTTTGAATCAGGGCAAGCTAGATTAACAAATTATGTGGGTAATCTTGGTGCAGGTGATTCGCGAACCAGCATAAACATGACGGCTTATGATAAAGACGTTGTTTATTCACAAATAGAAGAATACCTAAACACTACTGTTGGGGGCTCCTCACCAAGTGTATATTTTTCTGCCGGGTATCGCCTTGGAAATAATACCATGGGCGTTGGCTTATCTACAATTTTACATAACTTGACATTAAGCGGCTTGTCTCCTCTTTCGCCGGGCATTTATGGCTCAAACTTTGGCGCCGTGACAACTAATTTAGTGCAACTTCACTCTGTTGTCAAGCAAACGGTTCTAAGGTCCCTCTCTAGCTCTATCGTCTCTAATAGAAATGCATTTAGTTACGGAAGGTATAATCTTGAAAGCGTGAGAGACAGCGATATTGTCCCAGCTGTTAGCACTGAATTGATTGAAGCTGGGTATGAGGTAATATATCTAAATGACGGTAACTATTTCATTATACCTCCAAGAAAAGGTGGCTGGCTTGAGTTGAAAGACATATTGCTGCCTAAGAGGGGCGACCGGTCTTACTGCTGCCCAGAGAAGAAAGACCTTTTAGACATACCGTCTATTAAAGAGAGGACACTGGAGGCGTATGGTCTCTCCAATGAAGATGAGAGACTAAATAAGAATCCCCGCACTGTAAGAGAGGCTCCATACTCTCACATATATGGTAGGGGCACCGGCGCCTGTATAGAGGGAAATGTTTTAACAACAATTAGGATATACGTGATAGAGACAATGATTAAAGGCTACGCCTCATTTGGCAAGTTTAAAACAAATTCCCCATCAGTGTATTCTGACATTTATGCTGATTACATAGCTCAAAACATGAAAGTTGGATTGAGAGATCAACCCCCCAATCGTGGCGCCCCCGCTCCACTTGGATCGTTTCCCCCGCCCATTCCTCTGCCGTTCCCGATTCCGGTGCCAGATGAGCTAAAAACATATGGGTATTGGCATGAGTTTTTGGAGCAATGTGTTCAATTGTATCTGCGAAGAGTTGACGGCGGCGCCGCAAATGTTACAGCCGAAGTGGATTCTGCCTTAATAGATATCAGCCTAATGTCTGAAAACTATGAATATCCCCAAAAGAGAGACTTAAAAGCAGCAAGGCAGGAATTTGGGGGGCTCCTAACCTTAAAGAGGTTGCGAAGAGTAAGAAACATTGAAGCAATAAGGGACACTGAGCAGCAAGCCATGGTTGTATTGAAAGAACTAGTTAAGGATGAGCTAAACAGAATATCTGATGTTATAGAAGATATATTCCCAACACCCGCAGGAGGCTGGGTCGATGACATTAATTTAGATTTTATCAAGAACTCTTACTCAATAGGTGAGAGGAACATTTTTGATATACCAAGATTTATGCAAGATGTCCTTGGTGGTGCAAGGCGCCACCTAATTGAGGAAGAATTGGACTTTAGTGAAAGCGATTTCTTTGTCTTGCAATCTTACCTAAGACCTGTGTTAAATCCAGACGGTCCAGAATATGCAACGTTGGAGACCATATTCAGCCCCGGAGCAATTTATGGATTAGCTGAAGCCGGCGACAAGATGGTCGAGGCAGCCACTGCAATACCTGGCTTCCTCGTAGAAGGCATTTCAACACATTTCAGTAGTTTCAAATATGGTTTGAGGTTAGTGTATGTGCTTGGAGATCAGACGATAACGAGCCTTGAAGAAACTGAGGGCGGCTTGATTCCAATTTTGAGCACCTCAGATATTGCAACTAGGCTCTATTCTCACCCGCTTTCAACGGTTGATCCTAGTTCTGAAACTAGGGATAGGATTTCCATTCCAATTGTTTTTTCTCAAAACATTGAATCTGAATTCGGCGGCACTCTCATCGAAGATTTTACTGCAACTATTGATGAGATATCTTCTCAAAACATCTCGCGCAGCGATGAGTTTGAGTGGCCAGCGCTAGCTCAGTTGTTGATCAATTCACCAGAATTTAAATCAATCTTTGGGTATTCTATACCACTTCCAGTCATGCAGTCATTAAACTCTATTTTTAACGTTGAGGCAATACCATATTCAGTCGGTAGAGACGACGGCTGGACATATGAGTACCCATTCCCGGACGTGGTCCCGGCTGCACCCATACCGATTCCTCCCGATTCATTTTATCTGTGGAATAAGAGCACCTTCCCAAGGATGAAAAGAGAATTGAAAAGATTATTTAATCTCCTGTACAGGTCAAATGATTTCTCGTATAATCCCTTTGAGGATGCAGAGGACAACACTGGAAGATATGCCGAGTCCACTGATGCTGATACCTGGCGAGATAATTTATCTCCGCGAATGCAGTCTAGGCTCATCTTTGAGGACCCACTCTGCCTAGAGAGAGAAGACTCCACAGAGGCAGAGGATAGTTATGAGGTTATAACTGATACCATAACGGCTCCAGAAAATACAGAAAAAGATACCGGTGCCACAAAGCAGACGACCAATGGGAAAGCAACTGGCACAGCAAAGGACGCCATCGGCGGCGCCTCATATTCAAAGTGATAAGATAAAATTATAGCAGCCACTAATTAAGAAAGAGGGTGAAAAATGTCAGGAATATCTGTAAGTTTGCCAATCACGAGAGATCGTCAGGATGGTTTTGAGTTGCTAAAAGATTATAATGATGTAGCTACGCAAAATTTAAAAATGCTGGTTCTTACAATGCCAGGTGAGCGTATTATGGATCCTGAATTTGGTGTAGGGGCACGAAGATTTTTGTTTGAACAGATGACCCAAGAGACATTTGAGAGATTTAAAAGTTCATTGCTGCAGCAACAAGAGAAGTATCTACCATACATAACCATTCAGGATGTGAAATTTTCCTCTGCCTTGACCAATGAAAACGTTCAAGAGAACACCCTGGGGATACAAATAATTTATTACAACAACATTTTAAAGACATCAAACACGTTGTTGTTGCCAATAACTCCATAAAATAACTATTTATTAATCAGAGGAATACCCAATGTCCAGCAATAAAGTCCCAATTAAATACACTAGTCGTGATTTTGAGACAATCAAGAGGGATCTTGTAGACTATGCCAAGAGATATTATCCCGATACCTTTAGGGATTTTAGCGAAGCGTCTTTCGGCTCCTTGATGATAGACACGGTCGCCTACATAGGTGATATTTTGTCTTTTTACATAGATTATCAAGTTAACGAGTCTTTTGCCAACTCGGCGGTAGAATACTCTAATGTTATTAACCATGGCGAGCAGGCTGGATATCACTTCTCGGGAGCCTCGTCAGCTTACGGCGTATGTGCCTTTTATGTGAAGGTGCCAGCAAACGTCATAGGCGAGGGTCCTGACCAAGATTACCTGCCTATACTGAAGAAGGGCACTACTGTATCTTCCTCTGGTGGCACCACCTTTATTCTTTTGGAAGATGTGGATTTTAGTGACCCTAGGAACGAAGTAGTTGGGCTTGACCAAAACGTCGACGATGGTACGCGCTCTTTCTTTGGCGTGCAAGCATTTGGACCGGTTGTTTCGGGGGAGCTTGGCACGGAAACTATAGAAGTAGGAAACTTTGAAAGATTTTTAAAGGTCAATTTGTCTGCCACGGATATCGTGGAGGTGTTGTCCGTCGTTGATAGCGAAGGTCATGTGTACTATCAGGTGCCTTTCTTGTCTCAGAATGTAATACATCGTGGAATACCCAACCGTGCTCGCGAATCTAGAAGCGGTCCAGCAGCCATAGTCAAGCCATTTGTGGTCCCTCGCAGATTTGTTGTAAAAAGGTCTAGAAGGAGGACATTGTTGCAATTTGGGTATGGATCAGACTCTGAGACAAACAGGTCATCTGTTGCAGACCCAACTGATGTTGTGACACAAAGACTAGGAAGAAGTTATATTTCGGATACATCGTTTGATCCGTCCAAGCTATTAGACTCTGACAAATTTGGAATCGCTCCGTCAAACACAACCTTAACCATAAGGTATAGGAGAAACAACGCTAGGAACGCCAATGCCTCCGCTGGTAGTGTTACTAGAATAATAGATTCGGTGCTTGAATTCCAAGACCCAATTTCCTTAAACTCATCTAGCAGAAGAGACGTCACTAACTCCTTGGGGGTTACAAACTTAGATCCAATCAGCGGCGATACGTCAAATCCATCAATAGAGGAACTTCGGCAACACATCTTAGATAATATTGCTGCTCAAAATAGGGCTGTAACCGAGCAAGACTACAAGTCTCTTATCTATTCTATGCCGAGAAGTTTTGGCTCTGTAGCCAGATGCGGCATTTACCGAGATTCTGATTCTTTTCGTAGAAATTTAAATTTGTATGTGATATCACAAGATAATAGCGGGTTTTTGGTTTCTACAAATGATCAAATTAAACAAAACTTAAAAACATGGCTTGGTCAGTATAAAATGATCAATGACACAATCGATATCTTAGATGCAAAGGTCATAAATATACAATTAAAGTATTCCGTGGTAATATTTCCTGGAGTAGAAAGCAGCAGGGTTTTTAGGAATATAAACAATGCCCTTAAGGATAGATATAGTCGTAAATTTGATATAGGCGAGAGCTTTGATTTAAGTGAGATGAGAAGAATAATTATGAGCGTCTCCGGTGTAGCTTCTGTTAGAAACACCCAGATTCTTAATATGTTTGGTGGGCAATATTCGGGTATCAGCTACAATGTCCTGCAAAATACTGATTCTCAAAATCGTTTTGTGGAGGCTCCGCGAAATGTCATATTTGAATTAAAATATCCAAACGCTGATATAATAGGAACTGTTAAATAATGGCGATTAAAAGATATTCCGCAGCTGCGGACACAACAATTTCAAATGCTTTTAAGGAAAACCTGACGACTCGCGGCACTGGGTCCAATATGGGTCGTGCCGACTCTTTAGAGGTGTTTTCCATTTATGGTCAAGCAAGCACGGGTTCTGCCGAGCTTTCAAGAATCTTAATTCAATTTCCAGCTGATGAAATCGGAACTGACCGCATCTCGGGCGTCATCCCACAATCAGGCAATGTCAGCTTTTATCTAAAGATGTTCAACGCACCGACCCCGTTTACTGTCCCTAGAGATTTTAATTTAACTGTGCACGCTGTTAGTCAATCTACGATCGCTGGTGCCTGGACTGGCTTTGATAGTTGGCAAGAGGGTCAGGGCATTGATATGGATAACTACACCGATATCACTCGCGACGGTCTTGGGGCTAACTGGCTTAGAATAGGATCTAGTAGTGCCGGTGGCGCTGTCTCCTGGCGCTATCCCGGAGGGGACTTCCATACGGACACTTCCTCCTCCTTCACTGTTGCATTTGAGGATGGGACTGAGGATCTAGAGGTAGACATTACCGAACTTGCCGAGCAATGGCTTGAGTCAGAAGGTGCTAGCACCCCTGCAGGAAGCCTAGGTTCAAAAAAGAATTACGGCGTAATAATCAAATTATCTGGTTCATTTGAATCTTACACAAACACGACAGATTCTACCACAACTGTGCCAGCCAATGTGACTGGGTCTTTTAGGTCATACTATACAAAGAAATTTTTTGCTAGAAGTTCTGAATTCTTCTTCAAGAGACCTGTTTTGGAAGCTCGCTGGGATTCTTCAAACAAAGATAATCGGGCTAACTTCTTCTATAGCAGCTCTGTCGCGACAGCAGAAGAGAACATGCAGACGCTATTTTTGTACAACTACTTTAGAGGGCAGCTTAGAAATATACCAAACCTAACAGATCAAAAGATCTATGTCAGTTTTAGGTCGGGATCGTTGGACAATTCTCAGCCTACTGGTAGCGAACTTAAGCTTGTTAGGGACGCTGTGCATGTTGTGGATACTTCGGCATTCTATGTCACTGGCGGTGTAACAACGACCGCTGGGATATATACCGCTTCTGTGGCGCTAACCTCTGCTAAGCAGCCGCTGACGAAAGTGTTTGATATATGGAGTAGCGGCGCCGAGGGTACCGAATATCATACCGGGACCATTGATCCCGTTGTTTTAGAACTGCAGCCACAAAACGATGCAACTAGGTATGTGTCAAAGATTACTAATCTAAAGCCAATTTACGCAGCCAACGAGACTGTTAGGTTTAGAGTGTTCACTAGACAAAAGGACTGGGATCCCAACATTTATACAAGGGCAATTTCAACTGTCAAGCCATTGATAATTGATAGCGGCTCTTACGCGGTCGAGAGAATCGTAGATCGCTACAGTGCGATACCGTTCGGCACTGGCAGCGATATGCATACTCAGATGTCCTTTGACGTTTCTGGAAGTTACTTTGACTTAGACATGTCCACGCTAGAGCCGGGATATTCGTATAAAGTTAAGTTCTCATATTATAATGGGTCAGTTGCGGGCTGGCGCGAGCAGCCAGAAACCTTTAGGTTTAGAGTTGAAGAGAGTTAAACATGGGTATTGAAGACCGTTTCAATCGCAAAAGCACGAATATAACAAACGTCATTTCCTCGGAGACCTCAGATTCGCTAAACAGTGAAGCTGAGTCTGGGGAGAACATGGACACAGTTCTAAAGAGGGCTGACGTCTTTTTGCCTCCCCTTGACTATTCGTCAGCGTCAAATTTTGCTATATATGGATCTGCGGAAAAGTATTATGAAGACGCTGTAAAGAGAGTATATTTGGAGTATCCTTATGACGGATCTCAAAATGAGATCAGTCAATATTTTCTAAGCTCATCATTCCTTGATCATTACGTATTAGATAAAAGATACCCCAGGACAAATGGCTATATTATCTTGTCAGCTGATGGTTGGGGCACTCAGGTCGCCAGCTCTGGTGCGTATGGCGCCACTGCAACCGCATCTTATGAATACATCTCTTTATCTGGGGCGCCAGATACCACCTTGTCTTCGGAAGATCCCATCGCAAATGCATTTAGTGGTTCTCATAATCAAAACAATATATACGACCTTTCTAATAATCGCGGGTCAAATCTAAGATTAAACCCAGCCAGTGGGTCAACAGTAGAGTTCTGGCTTAAAAAGGAGTCTTTTGCGCCTACGAAGACTGGGACTGAGGTAATATTTGATTTATGGAATTATAAGGACGTAAACTCTGTAGATTATGGGCGTCTTAGGGTTGAAATAACAGGAACAGTATCTAATGAATCCCCCTTTAGAGTCACTTACATTTCTGGAACTTCCAGCCCAACCGCCCCGGCTGGACTTATTAACCAGATAATTGGTACAAATATTAACACTGCCTCTGTTGCTGATAATAGCTGGAACCACTATGCGATTACCTTTTTGTCTTCTAGCAGTTTACTGACAGCTAAGTTATATGTAAATGGAGACTTAAACGACACCAGAACAACGGGATCTACGATCAATGAGGTCACGGGCGGGATGGTTGCAAACATTGGTGCTCTAAGGACTTCCCCTTGGGCTTTTGGGGGTACCACTTACCCCACTGAGGGGTGGGGAAAACTAGACGCCTCACTTGACGAATTTAGATACTGGAAAGAGGCACGTACACCGCAAAATATTGGAAGAAATTATTGGACCCAAGTTCGGGGAGGCGTTAATACTGACGACGCCAATACTACGCTCGGCGTTTATTATAAATTTAATGAGGGTATAACGGGCAATTCTACTCTAGATTCCGTTGTGTTGGACTACTCTGGTAGAATATCAAACGGCTCTTGGACCGGATACAACACATCAGCTAGAAATACAGGCTCTGCAATGGTTTCATCTTCGGCAGCTAGCACTGAATTTTTAGATCCCATCATATACTCCAGCCATCCAGAAGTCTCCTCTTTGTTGAGCGACCTAAGAGCCTCTGGTAGCTACTACGACGAGCAGAACAATTCGTCAATTTACAATACACTGCCTGCCTGGATCACCGAAGATGATAACAGCGGCGATCTCAAAAATCTAGTTCAGATTGTAGCAAGCTATTTTGACAGACTACAGAATCAAATAAGAGAAATACCGCGACTAAAAAACATAACATATCTTAGCTCAAGCCATTCAGCTCCGTCTTTCGCCAATGCCCTTGTTAGGGAGAGGGGCATGTATACTCCGAATATGTTTATAGATGCGAACATATTAGAGGAGTTTCTATCTCGGGATGAAGATAGGGAATATAATCTAGATTTTAGGGAAATTAAAAATAGAATATATCAAAACATCTATAACAACCTCATACATATCAACAAGTCCAAGGGAACAGAAAACGCATATAGAAATTTGATTCATTGTTATGGAGTAGACGAGGAGCTGGTCAGGTTAAATGTTTATGGTAATAATGTAACATATGAATTAAAAGACAATTTCCGATCAGCGGTAGTAAGCAAGAACTTAGTAGATTTTAACTCACTTAGCCGAAATGATGCAACAATCTACCAGATGACTGCATCTTCAAACTCCAACAGTGTATCGTTTATATCCGGCACAGCTGATAGCGATGATCTTGGAAAAGAAGATTACTTAGGATTCACTCTAGAATCCGAGATGTTGTTTCCTGCCAAAGGGGACATCTGCGCATCAATATCTTCAGTTCCAGGTAACATAATAACTACGGTGTCTCTCTATGGTATGCACAGCGCAGATGGGTCTGATGCAGCCGACACAACTTGGCCAACGAACGATTATGCCGACCTCAGAGTACAAGCGCTGCGCGCCGACGACGACTCGCCCGATGTGAGATTCCGCTTAACATCCTCCGTTGCAACTTTCCCGACTTTAACAAGTAGCTTATACAAAGATGTTTATGACAACAACAAATGGAATTTTGCCGTAAGAGTCTTCAATGAGAAGTATCCTCTTGGTGATGTTATAACAGGAGTGTCAACAAGCGGCTCAATTGACACTGCGACTAGGTATAAGATTGAATTTTTTGGAATCAACTCAGAGCTAGATATTGTTCGTAATGAATTCCTGTTAACTGGGACACTTCCAAACCAGGGCGCGGTTAATTTATTACGTAGTGATAAGCGAGTGTTTGCTGGGGCACATAGAACTAACTTTACCGGAAATGTGTTGCAGTCTAGTGATATTAAATTATCTGCCATTAGGTATTGGGCTGATGTGATTCCAGATGGGGTCATTCGCGCACACTCACGCGACCCAGAAAATTATGGTACCCTGAATCCATATAGAAACGCATTCGCCTCTCAGACGTCAATGACGGGCACCTACATACCGGAAATTGAGACACTAGCATTAAATTGGAGTTTTGAAAATGTAACTGGATCTGATGCGGACGGATTTATTTCAGTAGAGGATTTTTCATCTGGATCTACAGATTTGCAATCTAGATATGGGTGGTACGGGAACATAGCAAAGGCGCAGCATACTGCCAAGGGTCAGTTCTTCCCCGCGCTGGATACTAAGTCTGTTGACAAGAATTATCTCAATGCCGCACGACAATCTCTGCCAGAGGTTGTGCAGTCCTCTCAGATGGTTAGCATTCTAAATCAGGATGAGGAAAGCTTTGATAGAGATCAGAGACCAGTTAGTCATTTCCTATCAGTAGAAAAAAGCATGTATCAGGTGATATCTGATCAAATGTTGCAGTCATTTGCTACGATAGTGGAGTTTGATAACCTAATTGGAGATCCGGTTAACAGATATCGTCAAGATTACAAATTAATGGATAAAGCTCGTGCACTCTTTTTTGCAAATATTCAGAATACGCCGGATCTAGATAAGTTTATAGATTTTTACAAGTGGATTGATTCATCACTATCAATATTTATGCAGCAGCTTGCCGCTGCATCTGCTGACACATCTGAAGATATTCGAAATCTTGTTGAGAGTCACGTATTAGAAAGAAACAAGTATTGGTCAAAGTTTCCCACTCTTGAGAGAAAAGAGCCATCTCTAGAGGGGTCTATGATGGGCGCCGGCGCAACAAGAAGCAGTCCACCCAGGGCACGCAACATGCTAAATCCAGTCTTGGGTCGCGCGCCAATACCATACGTTCAGAACAAGCATGCTCCGTACTGGAAGACGAGAGCCGCCCGCGATGAGACCGGCGGTTTGGCTACGGGAGTGACAGCGGTTGATAATGACCGGCAAACAATTTTTGAATCCCTGAAGTCCCAATATGATCGTGATAAGAAGAGACCGTTTGTCTTCAATAAAGATCAAGTTAAAATTGTGCACGGCGGGACTAACTACTCGTCAGCTAAAAGAAGGGATTTAATATTTAATGCAACAGCTGTATACGGACCCCGTGCAGTAGCGGGCATGCCCCTCAACACCGTGCTAATGGATGATGTGGATGTTTTGGAATTCCAGAATATTGACGATGTAACTGATCCAAATGAAAAGAGAAAATATTCTTTTAGAGCTAAACTAAGAAGAGAGGACGAAGCAGGCTCTGGGCAAGATAATGCTACCTATAGCTCGCAACTAAAGGGAGATATCGCCGCCCCATTTAACCTAGTGAGCGGCACTGTCACGACTGGCTATAACTCTCTAATGGTCAGTAGCTTTAAAACTGGCACCATCCTAACAAACCTCCATTCAGATACATACGGAAATAGCAATGAAGTGCCAATGCAGGGTCCGTTTGCCGAGGCTCATGTTGGCGGTCACCAGTCGCGACACATCAGCATAAATAGATACGATTCCACCCTATCTTCAACAAACAATATTGATGCTCCTGGTAACAGACCGGAGGCTTGGCTATTGTTCTTGGGAACTAGGTATGGTGGCGGCTGGGGTGCCGGCGGCGAGGGGACAATAGTCGGCTTTGTAGGACCAGATTATCCATATCCAGGCGGACCATACCCTTATACTGCTAATGAGTTTGCTACAAGATATCGAAATGTTGGTGCTAAAAGACCGGTTAATATAAGGAACATAAGCTACACAACTGCGTCCACAACCATCGGAAATTACAGGGATAATTATGAGGTCGTTCAGACTTCTGCAAGATCTGTAAATAATAAATACTTTGTAGACAATGAGGGCATCACCTTGCCGTCAACCCTAAGCATTAAAGAAAAACTACCACAAACTAACGTCCTATCAACTTTGCTGGGCATCAATGTCGGCACAGTGGCGGGCAATGTTTTTGGAACCAGGTTCAATTCAGTAGATGACACTCTAGATATTAGTGCCCGCTATGAGGTCTTGGCGCAATTTGGTACCATAATTCGCACAGGCTCCGCCACAAAGTCAATATTTGTTAATCGTTTTTCTGCCCCCGGAGGTCCCGAGGTTAACACTTTGGGATATCTAGACATAACCGCTGCTGAGAAGTCAGTCTATAACGCAATGACTTATAGAAACTTATCGGTTAGATCTTCTGGAAGTGGCGAAACTGACGCTATAAGAGTACAAGATCAAATTAATGAGCGACGAGGTCTGCGCACACTCCTCTCTGATCACTCTGGAAAATTTGGTCATGACAAGACATTCGGATCTATCTCGTCTGATGTGTATGTCGCTAAGCCCTCTTATCATAAAATCAACAGAAACACTTTGAAAAGAGTGGTGTTTAGCGGAACAGGGGAGAATCAATATGGAGAGGCTGCCACCGGTTCCTTCAGGGACAACGCTTTTGTGTCCCATGAAATTCCCAGAACAGACCTACAATATTCCTGGATTACTGCTTCCTATGAGGTGGCTAGGATAAACGGTCATGCCTGGAACGACAGTGTGGTCTCCAGCTCAGCCGGTGTCGCACAAGCTATAGATTTTGCGTCAGCCAGTATTGTAACGGCTGATAGTATACAGGTGGATTTTGCAAACCTTAACACACTAGTGAAGGATGATATAAACATAACGACCAGCATTGCTTCTTCCTCTGCCGGTGACCATAGAAATACTGATTTAGCAACCATAAATGTAGCTGATACTCTGAATGCGCTGAACTCTCATAGAAATGGAGCCTATGGCTACAGCTCCTGGAAACAAATCCGAGGAGGAGAGACAGCCGTCGCGCGCAAACAAAGGGAGAAGAACATAATTTCTCATGTTGCTAAAAACAATTTCAATTATCCGCTGCCTGTTGTTGAGAGTGTCCCAGAGCCAAGATTTGGGACAGTCAAGCAGTTTGTAGAGCCCCCTATAGTCACAAAATTCAGCCCGATTAGACAAAATGTAAATGTTAAAAGTTTGACAGATAAGGGTATTGAGACTGAGGAATCTGCTGATTTTTATAGCAGCTACGCAAATAGCCTTCATGCTTTCAACAGCCCGGTACTGAATAACGAATACGGTGTCAACCAACAACAAACTCAAGCATATGACCGCCTCAGAGATCTTTATGCTGATGGCGCCGATCTTGATGATGATAGCCCAGTAAATTCATTTAATTTTATAACATATGGCGAGAGAGTATACCCCGCCTCAAGAAATGTTTTCTCCAGCAGCGTACGCGGACGACCAGAATATGCTAATAATTTTTGGAGAGATATTAGGGAAGATAGGACCCAAACAAATCAAGCCCTTTTGGCTTCTGCGTCTATAGAGATCAATGGCACCCAGGGGTCCTCCGAGAACACGGTCACCCAGAGTATGTGGTCACTTGACGCTGATGAAGATTTCTTGACAAGAAAAATGCACGGTAGGGTAACTTCAGCTGGCGGTCCTGGCATTCTACAGAACAGCTATTGCCAAATACACAGCGGAAACGTTGCAAATATTACAGCTTCTGTACAGTACGCGCGCCGACACACCGTTGACTTTGTTCATTCTGTAGTATCTTCGGTTGGCGCATTGCCTGACGCAAAACTCCCTGGTGTTTTCTTCGACAGCACGAACTATTTAACCACTTTTTCTCAGGTGGCAGGATCCCCCGAGCAGGAGTTTGGCGGTCAAGCACTCTGGGATGCCCCAGGTCAAGCTGGAAAAAATCCATGGTATAACTCATATGATGATTATATTAACAATATGCGGAGCATTGGTAAAGATTATTCTGTGGTGCCTGAATTTAGAATAAGTGATCACATTAAATATTATATGTCCGAAAAGGGGGGCAATTTCCTCGCGGACAATGCATCAATCTTTAACATGTCCGGAGGCTTGTCAGATCGCGACGTTAGCAGCGAGGAGAACTTCTACACAACTTATACTAATTCTGACTTTCTTAAGTTCTTTGACATTGTTAGGGACGAACACGCGGACATAGCTAATCCATCAAATATCACGTTACAGTGTAGCGCGCTACTTAAATTCTTGCCGTATGATGGGTTTTACCCAGCAGCTAGAACAGCCGAGCTTGGGCGACAGTTTTCTGCCTCCTATGGACCCGCAGTTAGGCTTGAGGGCACTCACGCCACCGGTAGCGCTGGCATGAAAGCCTTCATGGCACCTTTTTATGCTCCAGGTTTGATGTACAATACGATCAAGTCGGGCATAGCGGTTGACTACCCAATGATGTCCGCTAGCCTTGGAACACATGGCGGTACCGCAAAGGTAGTCACTAGTCACGCTTATATTTCCGGCTCCGCCCCGAATGCTGGCAGGTTCCACTACAGGATTCCGTTTGAGGCGCTAATAGAGCCTGAAAAATATATTTCCGACAAAGATATCATAGACCTTGAGCCACACCCCAGCTGTGCTATTAATATAACCGCCTCTTGGGACGGAAGAGGCGATAACATATATAAGATGATGGCGAGCAACTTCTTTGCAGAGGTACCAGAATTCTTCCTGCCAGAGCAACAGTTTTCCTCCTTGGTGTCAAAACCTGAAAAAAGATTTGAATCTGTAAAATCAGGTGAACAATATGGTGCCAGATTCAAGATATATAAGAGTCTTAATGTGGCTACTTGGAGAACAGGAACCCTCGGATACAGAAATCCATTTATTCCCCGAGACGAGACTGACGTGAAAGAGACATTCACAATGTACAGTAGACCCTCTGCTTTTGGACCACCTGTGGGCGGCGGCGCGAACCGAACTCAGCTAACATCTGGAGATGGTATTAATCCGCCGTTTACACCTCCTTATTATTATGGTGAAGCATGGGCAGATCTGTTTTTCACCGCACCCAGGACCTCAACTACTGAAAACCCAATTACACTAGAGGAGATATTCTCGCCCGCAAACTTGGCTGTGTCCTATAAGCGTATTGGAGATACGTGGAAATCAATGAATGTGAATACTATAATGCATTTGGATAATGTTGAATACAATGCGATGCAGGTTGATGCATCATTCAACTTATTCGGAAAAGCACAAATTAAGAATTTGACATATGACCCAATTAGCGGAGAGCCATTGGTTGCCAGCGACAGTGACGAAAGCGTGTGGGTAATACAACCTAAATTTGAAACACCCATGTTGAATTTCCAAGATGCCACGAGGACTCTCCCCACTTATGGAAGTGCCAGCGTAGCCTATGGAATGTGGCATCAGTACGGGGTTTTACCGGATGACCCGTCAAAGGGCATATTTTTCCAAATAGGGGACATCCCGGAAAATTATATTGAAAACGCACTCAATGGATCTCCAGCATCAACAGGCTCGCTAGTTGATCTGGTGGGCTTCTCCTCAGCCCCAAGGCGACTCGGCTCCGTTAGTGATGCAAAGATCATAAGAGAGGCAGTTGTTGCAATACCATTTGTTGAACAGTCCGGAGAAAGATCTTTCTTTTCAATCGCCAAAGAAAGGGTCTCTGAAGCCTTGGGAGAGTTTAGATCTGGCAAGAAGCCTACTAATGGATCTATAGCCAGTATGATTGACTCTATGACAAGATATGTTTTCCCACCGGCTTTGGATTTTATAACAAACCCTGAAGCAGTGGATCCATACGCGGCTTATATATTTGAATTTGAACAAATGTTAAATCAGGACGATCTGGTGGATATATGGCAAAATCTGGCACCTAGGTCTGCCTTCTCCTTTGATCCGGAATCACAAGAGTTTGTCTCTGGAAACGGACTATCATCTGAGGAGATGATAAGGCAGGTATCTATTAGCCACCCCTTATTGGCTTCCGAACTTCTAGATTCAGATGTTCCAAGCAGGGTACAGTGGATGGTCTTCAAGGTAAAACAGAGGGCAAATAAAAATTACTTTAGCAAAATTATTGCTGATGAAGTAAATCAGGTAGGAAATTTTGATAGAACGGTTGCAGTCGATGTTGGCAGAAGAGACTCTGGAAAGTCTGCCATTCCAGACTACAGCTACAACTGGCCATATGATTTCTTTTCGCTGGTAGAACTAGTTAAAATAGATGCCGAAATAACAATTGAGGGAAACTCTGCCGACCCATCAGATGACAGCCCCCCAGTTGTCACAACTGGCGGCATGAGCCGAGAGTGATGTTAGATGAAATTCTTTAACAAAAAAGAAGAGGTGATTGACTTAGAGCTTACGTCGTACGGCGAAACCTTGATGTCAATGGGGATGTTTAAGCCAGTTTATTATGCGTTTTACGACGATAATATACTATATGATGCGTCTGGCTCAGCCGAGGTGCAAGAGATTCAAAATGACGTAGAGGCTCGTATCCAAGAGAACACAGTGCAAATAAAAACCCAGGCACTACACAGAGGAGCCGAACAGGAGGTTCGTGGTTTAGTATTGTTTAATTTCTTTGCTGCCGCTGTTTTAGACCCGGACGACCCTGGTCGTGGTATTCGCACCGCCGAAAGCGCATTCTTTCCACATCGATATGAAAATGAATTTTCCCTAAATGAGCCTATAGGGACAATGGAGCTTGGTAGCACTAACGCCCCCTCTTGGGATATTCGGGCTCTAAAGGGGGAGCTAAGCGGTGCTATAAACTATTTTACCGGCTCAACATCTTCTACAGATAATTCCAACGTCAGGAGAATACCACAATTAGACTTTAATGTAAATTATAAAATGGTCATTGGAGACGGCAGAGGGCAGTCCACTGCTGGCGGTGAAATTGAAAATTATATAATAAGCCAGGTTTACCAAGACGGAACATTTGTCTATACACTGGAATCAGAGCCCGGCATAATCTTGAGTATTGATGAAAATAACGCCTCATCAGATACAGAATACGATATTGAGGTTTATGAGCTGTTAACTGGTCCCAACGGGGCGGAGACTCTACTAATCCCGCTGTCTTTTGAAAAAGAGAGATCTAATGTTGTCAACGATATATTACTTGACGACGACGAACTACAACAACAGGGTGAACTAGACACTACGATAGATATGGTAAGATACTATATGGATATTCAAACTGATTTGGAAATTCCCAGTGAGGAGATCTGTGATTTAATTAATATCTTGAGAACTCGTGGAGTTGAAGTTAACGATATACCATATGAATGCGATGATGATGTAATTGTTGGTAGATTCAATATCTATGAAACAGATTTAGATTCTGAGGAGTGTTAATTGTGATGAAAGTTGATGAAAAGGGTTTAAGAAGTTCCGCCGCTCCTAGTGCTTACGTAGGCAAGGTTAGACTGTCTCGTGCCGCAATGATTTCCTCTAAGACCGACACCTCTAGAGGAAATTCAGCGCAGATTGTAAAAACAAAACGCCTTGACGGTACTACCAAGTATCAGCCGCAAGTAAAGAGGCTGGATACAGCATCTAGCTCAGAGGCTCTTTCTGCAGAGGTTGAGGTGCTAATCCCCGCCATTTCGGAGAGAAATAATTATGGATTTACCTGGATTGATAATCGTCTCGCGCGAGAAAAGATTACCTTAAGGGTCATTCAATCAACCAACCGGAATTTAACGGAAGAGCTTGTTTTTAATGATTATTTTGATAGACCATTGAGAAAATTTCTTGATAAATATAATGATTTTGTAGATTATCAAATACAAGAGTATACGCTTGATAAATTGCCTGATGATAAGAGAAAGACAGTGGTGGTTAAGAATACCACTTCCGGAAACCAAGTAGACAATTTTCAACAAATTTTAAATTTTTCAATTCCACGATCAACTGGTCATCTAACATATTTTGCGGTATGTGAGATAGATATAGAATATTATCAAGGTCCCGCCAAGCCCCATAGCCCAGTTAGCGTTGAAAGGGTCATGGATAACTTTGAGCTTGTTGATAGAAGCTATTTCTTCTCAACCTCCGATGGGCAGATGTGGTCTGGTCCAGTGCACCTCCATGAACCAACGGGCTATATGGAGGGAGCATTTCATACCGATGCTTCACACCGAGCGCTTCAGAAAAATATATTAATAAATAGAAAGATTCAAGACACTACAATTTTTGACGTAGCTAGGAGCAAAGAGGTCAATATATTTAATAGCACAACAATCCCCTCTTCTTTGTTCACAGATCTTTATATCACTAGGAAGGATGGTGGGTCCGTCGTCTTTGCTTTTGGATTTGACCATTTGGGATATATGACAAGCAACTCTAAATATGCAGGCTTGTTTCAAAAGTCTAACTCTGAAACGAGGCGCGCGTTGCTGTCGGCATGCCCAATCGTGGATATATCAGTCATCAGAGACAAGGTTACCGTGTTTAAGGGCTCTAATCGTTTAGATGGCGTTGAAAATCTGGCAAAAACCGATAACAATTCAAAACTACCAGATATTGTTGCCTCCTCGGCAGATAAAGGGGGAAGTCTTGAAAAAGTAAAGAAATTTAAATTGCCTGGAGAATTTTACAATAAGACTGTAGAAGTTAAGGGGGACGACCTGCCGCCCGATGGATATGAACTATTTGGCTCCGTGGAAGAGATGGACATACAGAACTTGTCTAGCTTTAGAATATTTACGGGTGAAGACGCGAACATGGCTTCTATTACCGATGGAAACTATCAATATTCGGCTAGGATACAGATAAAAGATGGCGCAAAAGAGTTTATTAGAGACAAGCTTTCTGAATTACAGGCAGCCATATCCTTACTAAAGGATTATCAAGTAGAGGCATCTAAGGAAGTAAACTATAATAGTGTTACTCAAAAATTTAGAAGATCATTTGTTCGCCAACAATATGATAACAAGACCTACCCAATTTTAAACCTAACTAGCCGAACAAATATCTTGGAAGAAATAAGAGAGATGACGGGACCTTCAAACGTTCAGCCATGGCTATATTCAATAGTGAAATATGCTGAAACGCTTAGTTTTGCCACTGATCTTGATTCGGCAGAGAAGAGTAAGCTAGTTTTGCAATCTTACTCTGTTCTATCGCCCATCACCGGGAGACTGGACGACATCCAAATGTTTATCTCCATGATGGAGGAACTGAGTGAAAAACTAGGAGGAACAAACTCGGAATCCAGCTTCGCGCACACGAAAGACAAAAGTAGCATTTCTCAAAATCATAAATCATTATTTTTGAATATTAACACATCTTTTAAGCAACTATTTGATTCAAATATAGTAAGGGACACTGGCTTTGATTATTTGGGAATTGTAGACAATACCGTTGGTCTTACGAGGGTTACCAAATCTCAATATAGGGACAGAGTTAACCAAGAGTTGGATAGATACAGAAAGAACTTATTTACAGAAGAAGAGTTAGTCAAAGAGTTTGAGTTTTTGTCTAGCGACAATGCCAAGGCACTTTTGGACAAATCTACAATAGGCGCTGATTTGGGTCCAAGCAAACTGTCCATCGCTGGGAAACGAACAGATCTGCTCTCTCAGAAAGTCGACTCGCTAGATTACGTCGCGACCAACTCTGTAATTCAAAACACGCTAGCTTTGAACGAAGGCGGCAAACTAAAGACAGTTCCAGATGAGAAGACTCTCGGCATCTTAAATCAGACTGGTAAGGGCACCTCTGAAAATAGGATAAAGAACATTACAGAGGTGCAGCAAAAGTCTGCTCAATTAGTGGGTTTTGAGCCCCCTGTGACAAAAGGCAGTATGCCAAAGGCTACAAATACTATATCTTCACAAAAAATATTGGGCAAAGATAATGCCTTCGCCAACAAAAGAACTACGATTGAGGATCGGACGGTAAAGCAGACACAGCCAACAGCCAAGAGTACAGCCGTAGTGGTGTCCAAAATTATGAGGACCATAAATACCTCTGACAATTTGCAAAAAATATCTGATATTAAGGGGGACCAAGATATCTCTTTTGACCTGAAAAATGATAATAATTTTATAAGCAAGAGGATTATTCCATCACAAAAGGCGTCACAAGATATTACAAATACATTAAAAAATATGCCACAACAACAAAAACTCTTAACTTTACGAAAAGAAAGGTTGTATAATGATGCTGCGGCAAAGGCGACCACAAATGACGATACTAAAACAGATGGATTTATTTTTAACTTTGGAATGCAAAGAAGGGTTGAATATTTGAGCGCATTTAGAGAAGACTTTCTTAAATCTCCAGTTTGGAAAGCACTTACATTTAATGCACTTGACCGGACAGCGGGGTCGCTAGTTTGCAGAATTAGGAAAAATAATGACCCAAATTTAAATCTAGGAGAATATTTACTATTTGATTCAATTCCGGTTAATAATGAATATTTTATAATTTTTGATGAAAGCCAAGATGTCCCCACTATGGGAAATAACCTATCAGCAAAAAATACAGTTGCTTCAAAAAATAATAGCACAAATTTGAAAACGTTAGCGAAGGGCACTGAAAGTGTTGAGGTCTCAAACCTATCTCAAGTCATCTCACAAGACAGTATGTACATAGAACAGATACAATACACAATGACACAAGACCCAATACCACCCTCGGATGCATTTGATGAAATTAGTGGCTTAGGGGTGAAGATGTACAAGGGACCACGTCCTCCAGGTGCCAAAGATGTCACAAGGGTCTCTCGGTTGGGAGCCGCCACAGCCCCCGCTCGTAGTCCTGGTACCACCGCGACTGGTGGCTCAAGGGGAGGCTACTAATGGCTGGGTCTAGTCTTCCTCCTCGCGACGGCACAGCCGGCGGCGCTGGCGATGTTAGAGAATCCACCCCCATTGGTGTGGGGACTCCCATTGCTCAAGCTGTCTTTGAGTCACTACCCAGTAACCCAACAGGAAAAGACGGGTTTGTGGTGGATCGTCAGAACATCATAAATGTTCCCGAGGGCATGCCGAATGGAGACCCGATTAGAAATGATTATGCCGCCGGCTGGGTGTACACCAGAGATGTGCCTGATACCCCGCCCCACTTGGCATGGCTAAGAGAGTTCGGTCGCGAAGGTTTTAGTGCCGCCCGCAATGAAGTATCGGTTATAAATCAAATTACCGTAAATAATGAGTTTATAGAAGAATCAGTGCCCCCATATGGTTGTCGATATTATCAGTTAGACATTATGTATAAGCAAAGTCGTTTTGCGACCACAGACGAATTAGTTGAGCACTTAAATAGCGCTGGCTATGGAAATTACGAAAAAGAATATTTTGATCATGCTCTAGAGTACCAGGAGGCATTTAGCCCTCGTGAAAGCTTCTTGGCGTTTAATGGTAACAACCCAACTGGGCAGTTGATTTCGGAAGTTAAGTATGATTATAATTTTTATACCGAGGCTTATGAAAGATTAACTTCATTGGGAATTATTCCGGAAACTATAGTTCCAAACATGTACACGTTTTTTCTGGAGAGCGAAAGGGGTTTGGGACCCCAGGCAGATAGAGAGAGTACAATAACAAACTTCTTAGGAAATGAGATAGACGTATCCTATAACTCTCCCAGGATTAACCAAGAGGCTTATAATCAAAATTGGATATACAATGACTTTATAACCCTTAATCGTTATGAAAAGTCTCCAAGAGTCTTTTTGAATACGTTCAGGCTCGGCGGTGTAGGAAGTTCAGATTTGACCGATCAGCAAAAGGCGGGCGAAAGAGACAGGGGTGAATATTTTGACATTTGGTCAGAAAATTATCCAAATGCCCTAAGTGCAGTTGTTGGAGGTAATCCTCTAATAGAGGGCTTGGAGATATTAGAGGAAAAATATAGAAATATAATTATACCTTCTGAAACAGCGAACTTGATGCACACAGATTATAATATATTTAAAGAGCTGTTCCCCATGTTCACGGAGATTAGCTACTCCCAAACTAATCCAAATTATTTTATGTCAACAATGCTCAGTCGCCTAGCTTCTCTTGGCTCTTTAGCGAACAACCTAATGAGAGATGTGTGTGTTGATTTCCTGCGTATTGATGATGGGTCAATGTCTGAGACCGCCTACGGGGTAATGGCTGAGTTCGGAGAAAACCACCAGCAAGTCGATATGTCCGCGATGGCGGCGACACTGTCGGGGCAAAGACCATTGAAGACTATTGGCGGCGGCGCCACGAGAAAAGTATATAATGTGGGTGAGTGGGCTAGAAGAGAGACCGCTGGTTCAACCGCGCTTTACGGCGATGCTCAAGATAAATTCTTGTTCTTAAGAAATTATAGAGCAGACCCTTCAGCGCAATACGACACTATTCTTGAAGACTTGGCGCTAGCTTCTTATGCGTCAGACCAGGTCAGAGATATTATTGAGAGATTGGTAGCTACACATGCTAGGACATACGAGCAGATACTTCAAGGTTTCCGCGCTTACTCAGAGGATGTATTTTTCAAAATAAACAAGTATAAAGTTAACAGCTCGGGGGTCAAGGCATCCACACCAATACAGACATTTTACTTGCCAAACGATGTGTCAACGAGATCTATAGTCAATGTTATAGACACTCAATTAAAATATAATCAATCTTATGAATATGAAATATTAACGTATCGTTTGGTAGTTGGTTCAAAAACCAGAATTATGAAGACGTTTTATTTTAATCCGGAGGATTATATACCGCGAACCGCCGGTCCTGGGTTTGACATAATTGGTAGATTTGAGCCGCTTGATGTAACTGTGCCAGCACTTGTCTCTGAAGAGACACCAGAAAATCCTTTCGGCGCTACAGCGCCGGCAACCCCGACAACACCTGTTGAGTTGGTGGCTCCAGCTATGACAGTTGTGGGGAACCCGCCACCATTGTTTGCACGAGTGGAGCTGCAGTTAACTCCGTCAGTTCAACTTATAGAACTCCCGTATGTCTCTTCTTTCACCAGTGGGATGAATGTGCTAAGGGGAACGATGCTTGATGATCCTCCGATGCCCCCAGAGGTAGAGATTATACCATATCGTGGAGAAGCCAATAGGGTTTTGCTAAGCCTAAACACTGGACTAGGCTCACATCGCTATGTGCCAATTACGTTCTCCCGAGAGGAGGACGAGTATGTTGAGAGGCTTAGGCAAATGATCGTAGATCCAAATGATCAAAGGGTGTTATACGAGACCGACGATCCATCCGTTTCTTTTGAGATATATAGAATGGAGCGCCGCCCGAGGTCTTATAGGGAGTTTGCAGGTAACCTAATCAGAACAGTGCGTACCGACACAGCCGTAACTGGATTCAGGAATGTGTCTTCTGCCGGGGTAAGAGACCGAATAGTAGAAAATAAAAAGTATTACTACATGTTCCGAGCCATAGACATTCACGGACACCTTTCCATGCCCAGTCCCATATACGAGGTGGAGATGGTGGACAATGACGGCGCTATTTACCCAATTGTCAGAGTGGTTGAGTTTGCAACACCTGCTGAACAAAAAACGAGAACAAAAGGTGTAAACAGGTTCTTAAAAATAACTCCAGCGATCATGCAGAGGACGCTAAACACTCAAGCGCTTGAGGAGGCTAATGGCGGAGAATTGGCGACCGCGCCAGACAGTGAGGACCTACCGCTTGGATATCGCGACATCAGTGTATGGGGTAAGAAATATAAAATCAGGTTGACATCTAAAAAGACGGGCAAGAAGATTGACCTAAACATCTCTTTTACAAAAGAATACGATAACACGAGACCTGTGACCTTGCCGAATATATCAGTGGCATCACCGGGTATAACCGCCACAATGGGCGTACCAGGCTCAGGGGGCAGGTTTGTCCCTGCGTCAGCGGTGTTTGGAATCAATAGTGGTATTTTGACTACAGGCAGCTAGTATTGTATTTTTAATAAAACACTATTTAAAATAAAATGGGAAAAATGATTGAAAAATCACTAATTATATTTACAACGAGGTATTAATATGGCGTTTTTGGACAACTCGGGGGATATCATCCTCGATGCAGTATTGACAGACTTAGGTAGAGAGAGACTATCAAGGGGTGACGGTAGTTTTAGAATTACCAAGTTTGCCTTTGGTGACGATGAGATTGACTACAGCCTTTATCGCAACACCAACAGCTCTCTGGGCGCACATCCAAGTGGTAGTGCGTATTATGATCTAGAGATCTTGCAAACCCCTATTTTGGAAGCGTTTACTAATAATGCTTCTTTCTTAAAATCAAAGCTTATCTCTGTACCCAGGACAAATGTTTTGTTTTTGCCAGTCTTACTGTTAGCTCAGGGAAACCAAGACCGAGAGGATTTTTATTCCGGCTCATACTTGGTGACCGTGGACCAAAACACACAAGACCCGGCGAATACCAACGCAATCAAGATGACTAACGATATTCCTGGTATTTTTCATGGTGCAGGCGCTTTTGAGAACGATCCGTCCCCAATTACAGTGGACCAAGGGCTAAACACTTCAGAGATTTCCAATAGGAATCCCCTAGACGCTGATTTGGTTGAAACCTCTTATATGGTTGAAATAGATAATCGTTTTGGTAGCATAGTGGATTCCTCCGGAACTCCTGCTACAATATCTTTCATTGACGACGACAGCATTGCAACCTACTATCTTACAGCGAGATCAGACGATAACTTCTTTGTAAATTCTTATAGAACTGACACAGACCTTAGATCCCCAATTAGTGGACCCCGAGGAACCAGACTTGTATTTAAGGTCGCTGCGTCTGTTGAATTGGCAACTAGCACATATTTGTTTACAAGACTTGGCAGCACCACTACACTTCCCGGTGCCTCTGGCTCAGATATCACGAATGTTAAATTCATTGATTCCACCGTTCGGGTTACCGGCGTAACGACTGGGTACAGAATAGATATCCCAATCAGATTTATTAAGTCACCAGCATAAAAAGGATAAAAGATGGCTACTACATTTAAAACACTAGGCTCTGGAGACGTTGTCACAACGCGCTCCCTTCTACATGAGGCAATTCCAATCACTGGGTCAATTGTTTCTGGAACCTATTCTGAGGCAAATGACGCAGTTAACGTCAAAGATTATTCCCATGGAATGTTCCAGAGTGTATATGATTATCCATATTTAAGCTCCTCGGCAAATCACATTTTTGATTTAACGGTTGGGTATTCTTCAAATTCTCCACTATCTGGAACCTCTGCTGTCACACAACAGTCAAAGAAGATTAACATTTATAACCAAATGGCGCAGGTGCTAATGGGTTTTGACCATACTGGCTCAATCCAAGAGTTTGATGAAGACGGAGATCTTTCTGCCGGCGGGACAAAGTTAAGAGAGTGTGTTTTCTTGAACTTCTCTAGATTGCTCACTAAGGACGAGGTTAAGAAGGGTACCTTCTCTTTGGAGGTGGGAGTCAGTGGGTCATACGCCAAGCCGTTTACCGATGATAGGGTAACCTTAGCAGACACCAACGCAGCCACTAGCTTTAAGGTTAACTCCCCGGCTGGAGAATATGCTATTCTGTATGCTACTAACGCCCTCGGAGATGAGCTGAAAAACACCCCGGGAACATCCACTGCGATTAAGGCAGGGTTGCTATACTATCAGGCTGGTATAGCAGTCATCACTGGCTCAGTATTTGCAGGTCTATTATCTCAATCTGCACCGCTGCAATTTAACAGACTCGGTGAAACTGTTGATGCGGTGCTGAGCGGTTCAGAAATTTCCGGATCATGTAACGACTTTAGGCATAGAATTTATAATATGTCTTTCAACAACACAACGGAGCTTAACTCAACTGTTTATTTCTGTCGCGCTAACAACAATGACTTCAACTATTCATCAAATCCCACTTATCTTACTGCTAGCAAGATAAGAGTGAAAGAGGGAGCCAAGGACGCACCAGTTTCCTACATCTCCACAGTTGGATTATACAGCCCAGATAATGAGCTATTAGCCACGGCTAAGCTCTCTGAGCCACTTAAGAAAGACCCTTCTATTGAATTAAACGTTAGAGTGCGACTAGATTACTAAAATAAACTAGTTATCTATGTTATGTCTTATTACAAATTCAAAGAGACTGATATATTTCACAATCAAATAAAAACGCATCCCAAGAAGCAGTTTCTTATTTTTGATTCAAAGATATATCTTGACAATCAATCACAAATCAGTGGAACATACGTCGATAATGTTCCAAATGTCCCAACTGGGCACGTAAGCCTATATGAGCTAAACGTTGACAGATCTAGCGAATTCACGGGGCTCATATACCCATTCGTCACTAGGGCTGGCAATCTCACGGCTTTTAGGACGATAACTACGGGTACCTTTTTTGCCACGGAACCAGGTGACACTATAACCAGCACCTATCCGCTATCCGCTAGTATTGTAAGGGAATTTTTTACAGCTAGCACAACACGCGACAACACGGCAAACAGGATAGGAGCCCTGCAAAACACGCTAGATTATTATCAGACTCTTAGCCGATATTATGCCTATAGTTCATCCCTTGGACAGTATAGCCAAAAGGCAGTAAACTTAATTAGCGTGCCTTCCATATTTTATGGCTCGTCTATAAAAAAAGGATCTGTTGACTTGAGGTTCTATCTATCTGGAACTTTGATAGGGAGGCTTAGGGACGAAAATTTAAATGGTGAGTTAATTCAAACCGAGCCATACGGCAGAACTGGGACAGGCAGCGTTGCTGGTGTTGTGTTGTACAACGAGGGGTTTGTGCTCTTAACGGGAAGCTGGACCTTGGGAATCTCACCAGGGTCCTCTTTGGATTTTACCAATGCAGATAGCGCAACAGCTGCTTCTTGGTTGTATTATGCTGTCGGGGCAAATGATGGTATACCTGCCGAATCAGATGTGGCAAATTCAAGACTATCAGCCAGTTATAGCATGGAATTTAAAGGAACCAATTTTATACCAACAATAACAATGTTTGCGCATGCACCAAGGGCTGAGCTTAACTATTCTAATAACCCAACATATATTGATCAAAGTACAAGTGCGGCTTTCGTATTTCACTCAAGTTCTGTTGCATATATAGAAAGTGATAAACAAACCATTAAAAATACGATAAAATCTTCATATGCAGAGACAACTGCATCGTATAAACCTCAGACTTTTATCTCAAAGGTGGGGATATTCGACAAAGATAAGAATCTCATTGCAGTCGCGAAGGTGGCAACTCCTGTCAAGAAGACAGAGGATAGGGATCTTACTTTCAAGCTTAAATTGGATTTTTAATGATTTTAGGATTAGACGTCAGCACCAGCATCACTGGTGCGACGGTTGTTGACAAAGACGGCAAGGTCGTCTATACTGTTGCTTGGGACACAAGAAACAAGAACCACTTTCCCACACTTATCTCAAAAGCAACGTGGGTTGAGGATCGCCTGATTGATATTGGCAAGAAATATAAGATAGAGGAGATTTACATTGAACAATCTCTTCAGTCTTTCAGATCGGGCTTCTCATCAGCAAAAACACTCTCAACATTATCCCGCTATAATGGTATAATATCATGGATATGTTTTCAAGTGTTTCATCGTGAGCCAGACTACCTGGCTGCTACTTCTGCTCGTAAATCTTGTGGTATTACTATACCCAAGGGAACCAAAGCAAAAGAAGTAGTTTTAAAATATTTGCTTGACAATGAGCCCTCGTTTGAGGTAGAATATACAAGACATG